CTCGGCTGCTGCGTTGTCGGGGTGGTATGGTCCATACTCACGCCACTCGCCCCAGAGGGTTTTGTTGTTGTTGATGAACTCCACGCCCTGCTCGACGTGGTTGCGGGCCTCGCGGTTTGTTATGATCTTAGGCTTACTCACTCAACGATTCCTTTCTTTGCTGCGTTGCACCTGTCGCGGGCATCTCTCTCACGGAGTTGTGTGACGAGGCGAGATTTCGGGGGCAGGACGCGAATCCTGAACCCCACAAAATCGTCATATGGTGTTTTGGTTTTAGGCACTGGCCTTCCCTCCGACACTATCCTTGCGGCCCTTGGGACGACCCCGCTTTTTCGGGGGCGTGGTCTCATTCGTCGCGGTCTCATTCTTGGCGATCTGCGCGTCGATTTTCTCCATGGACTCGATGATGAACAGCAGCACTGCGTCAAAGTCTGCCATCATAGCCAACGAGAGGAACATGTCGGCCATCCAAATGCGGAACTTCTTAATCATAACGTCTTAACTCCAGTTAATTGACCCACTCGGCATTGAGCAGGACTTCCTTCATATCGCTCGGCACATTGTCGAGCATCCCATTGGCCTCAATCTTCCGGCCATAAAAACCCCAGCAAGAGTCAACCTCTTCCCACACGGTGTGGTCGCAGTGACCGCACGTCTTTCCTTCCTCGATGACGTAGCCGTAGACCTCGCCCGCAGCCCACTGGGCATACATGCGCGTCTCAGCAGTCATGGCATCCCATGCCTTGTCCCAGCTTACGCCAAACTTCTCACACCTTGAGGGTGTGGTGTGCGCCACCAGTGGCTGCATGTTGTGAAGATAGATCACCTTGATGAGAACCTCATCCTTAACGGCCTCGACCCACTCACGGCGCAGGCTGGTGCTGGTCCAGATGTCGGGAGCCTCGGTGTCAGTCTCGTCGCACATGGCCTTCACGACGTTCCACGCATCAGTGGCCTCGATCAGCTCGATAACCATGTCATCCCTGTCATACATGTCATCGGGCAGCCCGATATGGCACATAAAATCCATCTCTTGGTCGGGACGGTCAGACGACTCGTCATGCACGATACGGGCGCGGAACTTTGATGGTGTTATGGTCACTTGCCGTCTCCCTTCAAAAGATCGACCTCGCGCTGGCCTACGTGGCACAGCTCCAAGAACGTGGCACGGGGATGGTTGCTCAGCCAACTGGCGGCAGTCTCCACGAACGCCATGGCATAGTAGTCCTCGCCCTTCGCAAGCGCAGCATCCCTACGCTTGACGACCTCATCGGCCACGGCCACGCACAGGTCGGCAACCTCGTCGGTGGTGCGGTTGAGATAGAGGGCCTGCTCCCCCGCATCGGCAGCAAAGACGGCAGCATAGCGCGCCACGGAATCGTCAGCCTGAGGCACCGGCGGTGACCTCTCCCAGCCAGTGATGTCGATCACGCGGGTCAACGGTTCCATCTGGATGCCGCTGTCCACGCACATCTCAATAAGCTCGTGCAGGGCTGGCTCCAAGTTCATTAGGTAAGACAGGTTAGACACGCTGTCACCATACAGGTTGCCATGAGTATGGACGGCATTGCCCCGCGTCACATCATCGTAGCTGTCGAGCAACTGGCGCACGGTTTCAAATATGTTTCTCTTCATCGTATTAACTCCGGTTAATAGCCCAAGCGATCATGTCCTCGATGTCGGGCTGGTCGCCCGCCACGTCAAACACAGACACGGGTTCATCCTGCGGCTTGGTCGCCACGAATGATTGCCACGCAGTCTCGTCGCTTACGTTTGGCATGTTGATAGCATCGCGCCACGCCTCGGCGGCGGACTTGTGGCGCACGGTGATCTTGGGCTTGCGTTTGGTGAACATGGTCTTGTCTCCCTTACCAGATGTTGACGGACGAACGGACGAGCTGACCAGCCTCGTCGCGTGTGATGGTATCCAGACCACTGATGCGGGCCACCACGGGCGGCAACGCACGGGGCAGGTTCCACTGGTGAGTCCAGAACTTCTCGCTGGCCTGAGTGACAACGCCAGCGTCGAACAGCTCGTGCAACGCAGCCTCAGCGTCATCGCTGAAGCCTTCCCAGTGGTAGGCGCGTGACACGCCATCCGGTGTGCGATAGTAGCCCTCGATTTCGCTCGTGGCCTGACCAGCTTGCGGAGCGTCGATCTGCGGAGTGTTGAACTTGAACATGGTATGCCTTTCGTATTAACTTGAGTTAATAGGTCGTTGTGTCAGACGGGACCTCCCCATCTGTTTATAAGCTAACAGCATATTTAGGATAAGTCAAGGGCAGTGTAGGTTGCTTAACACCATAGCATGGACGGGACGCCTTAAATCTAACGCGTTAGAAATACGTGTTAGGGTGTTTTGGTGTTATGGTTTCTTGATTTGTCAGAAATGGCCTTGATTTGTCAGTTGATTTGTCAGCCGAAACCCGCAGAAAACCTATGATTTGTTTGAAATGTTGATTTGTCAGCCATCTGGAGGAGAGTCAACATTCTATGGCGCTTAGAGAGCGTGACACCCAGACACCCTCCACGAATTGCTCTACTAAATATACTGACAAATCAACAAATCATACATATCAACAATGGATATAACAAAAAACCACGCAATATCAGTCACTTACGTGGCGTTCTTGAAATGTCAGACAGGAGTTGCGTTTGACAAATCAAGAAATCCTCTGACAAATCAACCACAAGTGGCGGAAAACCGCCATTGTTCAGCCCGTGCCATATTGGCTTGGTTTATGGTGCCATATGTCTCTCTCATGATGCCGTGCCATATGCCATTGCAGTGCCCGTGCCATATATCTCTCTCACGAAACCCCAACACCATAACATGTCAGGGCCAGCAGAGGGTGAGACGCATCGCGGCGCGGTGGCGTTGACGTATTAACTCCAGTTAATAGGGCGGACGATAGGCACAAAAAAACCCGCCAGTCTTTCGACTAGCGGGTTCCGTTGGTGTTAGGGTGTTATGGGTTATTCGGCACAGATGGCGCGAAGAGCTTTGCCCAATTGTTCGCGGCGCTCAAGCGTTGCTTTGACTAGCAGGGCGGAAAGGTCCGCGTTGCCAGTGACGATAAACGCCGCCTCAAGCAATTGCGCGGGCGTGTAGACTTTGACTTCCTGACGGCGAGACTTGGCTTTAGCGGCCTTGGCTTCCGCTGCCGTTGCTTGCTTAGCGTTTAGCGCCTTGCCAGCCGTGACAACCTTGCCAGCCGTTTTCGTGCCGCGCTTAGTCACCTTAACCGTTCCAGCCGACTTGAGGCTTTCCTGTAGACGCTTGGCTTCCGCCGCCCATGATGCGTTGGTGTCCACGTTAAGGCCCGAAGCACTGGCAAGCCAGATGGTCTTAACGCGGCCAACCATAACAGCCCGCGAAGCCTTATCCGCATAGCGCCCCGACTTGGCAAAGGCGGTAACGTACAGAGGTGCAATTGATTTGGTCCACATTGATTCCAATGCGGTAACGACAACACCCTTGGCTTCCGCGCCATGCTTCACAATGTAGGCAAGCATGTTAAGCTCCGCCTTTGCATAGGCGTTGACGGCGGACTGGACGTTGCGCTGATTGAATGTGTTCATTTTGAATATTCCTTAGGTTGTTATGCGGAGGCAATAGCGCCGCCGCCCGATCCTTAGACCAGATTACTGTTAATATGTCAACACCTAATGGCCGGACGTATTAACTGGAGTTAATAGGGGTATGGCCGGACGGGGGGTGGGGCGCGGCGGCGCGGCCACGGGGTGGATCACTTAAGTATCGCGTTCACAGCAACCCCTATTTTTTAGGTAGTGTTAATCAGTAAACATCGCATTTCTGCTATACTACCCACCCCCAACATGTTAAGGCAGCCACCTCGACTCCCCCGGCCTCTCGATGTGAAAGGCTTGATCGACCGAGTAGTGAAGCACACTGCGGGGAGTCTCTACACCCTGCTCCGTTCGCGGTGCAGATGGAAGGGGTGGTGTCTGGATTGGGGGGTCCCGGTCGCACCACCCCTTTCTACTTTCCCCCGCCCACCATGCAGCGTATAAACCCCTTATGGATGAGCTGATCGAAACCATAACATCCTATGAGTGGGAAGAGGACGAGACCCTCTACGTCCATCGCGGCCCCGAAGGGTGCAACCATGTCATGGACGACTGCTGGTGTTACCCTCTGGAGTTGACGTTAGATGCCATAGAGGGTTATACTGACGATGAGCTTAGAGATTTGCTGGAAACCTTCTTGGCCCTGCATTGACCTAACACCCTAACAGGCATTTAACCCATGGCCGACACCGATTACGATCTTGAGGACGTTCTAGGCACCTACCGCCTCGACGGTAGTATGAGCAAAGCCAAGTCGCGTGTGCTGCATGAGCAGGTGTTGGATGTCATCTATGAGCGCATCAGGGATCAAACGACTCCCACCAATACCATAGTCGATATTGCTAAACACCTCGCAGAGGTTGGCGATTTGCGACCCAAAACCAACGTTCAGCCCCAAAATCAGGGTCCGGGCTTCTCCATTTCCATCGTAATCCCGCAGACAAACGGCAAAGAGCCGATCATTATCGACGCCAAGCCAGATGTGGCACCCGTTGAAGACGAGGAGGAAGCAGATGGTGTCTTGGAACAGGTATGTGAGGGTGTTATGCCTATTGCTGTGCCTGATTTTGATCTCTCTAACATTGATGACCTAGACGACCTACTGGAGTACGACGACAATGGCTAAGGCCCTGACATCAGTAGAGGCAAAAGAATGCACAAAGTGTAAAGGCGTGTTCGCGTTTGAGCAGTTTTACACGAGCGGCAAAAAGGTATCCGGCGCTCCCAAGTACAACTCGTGGTGCAAGGCGTGTGTGTCCAAGAAGCAAACCTCGTATCACAAGCGAACGTGGGGGCCAGAGAAGCTTCACCACACAGCGTTTAAACGGACCAAGTCAGTGCGCTCGTACCTCGCGTATCTTCGCGGCAAGGCCATTCAACGTAAAAAAGGTGAGGTTATTAGCTTAGACGCCTTGGAGCTTCTATGGGCCACTCAGCGCGGCAAATGCGCCCTCACCGGATGGGATATGACGATGGAGCTTGGCCACGGGACTGTGCCTACAAATTGTAGCTTAGATCGCGTGGACTCCCGCCAAGGGTACGAAGTTGGCAATGTGCAGCTCGTATGCAGGGCAGCTAATGTTGCTAAAAGCGATTTAACCCAGTCCGATTTCGTTTTGATGTGCCGTTCAGTTATGGAGACTCATTGTGGCTAAGACCCCAGCATGGCAGAGAAAAGAAGGTAAATCGGCGACAGGTGGCCTGAACGCCAAGGGACGTGCGTCGGCGAAGAAGCAGGGCATGAACCTGAAGCCGCCGGTGTCGGCCAAGGAGGCTGCGAAGTCGCCGAAGGCTGCCGGTCGTCGGAAGTCGTTCTGTGCGCGGATGTCGGGTATGCCGGGTCCGATGAAGGACGAGAAGGGTCGCCCGACCCGTAAGGCGCTGTCGCTGCGCAAGTGGGACTGTTGAGGGTAAATGAGTAATCTGACCTATGAGCCACCGCTGTCCGCAGCGGGGTTCTTGACATCGGCAGAGTTTATCAACCTGATTTGTGGGCCGGTCGGTTCGACCAAAACCACAGCGTCACTAATGAAAGTCGCATATCATGCAAAGCAAATGGCAGCTTGCCGAGACGGTGTACGACGCTCTCGCGCTATCGTTATCCGCAATACTCGTGAGCAGCTTCGCGATACTACTATACCAGATTTTCTAAAGTGGTATCCTGATGGGGTTGCGGGGACGTACCTCAAGACCGAATACAAGTTTATTTTAAGGTTTGATGACGTTGAGTGCGAGGTATTGTTCCGAGGGCTTGACGACTCCAACGACGTTAGGCGTCTGCTGTCGCTTCAGGCGTCGTTCGGGGTGCTGGACGAGTTTCGAGAGATCAACCCGACGATCTTCGAGGCGCTCCAAGGGCGTCTGGGCCGTTATCCTGATGGGATGATGGTGCCACACAGGCCTGAGTGGGGGGTCGATAAGAAGGGGAATCCCATCCAAGGGTGTGTCACTGACACAGGGAAGAGCAACGCCATGGTCTGGGGCGCTACCAACCCGCCAGATATGGATACGTTCTGGGAGAACTTCCTGTCAGAGCCGCCAGCCAACGCTGCGGTGTTCTTCCAGCCGTCGGGCCTGTCTCCCGAAGCGGATTGGGTGAAATTCCTGCCGCAGGACTATTACGACAACCTTGCAGAAGGCAAGTCTGAGGACTGGATTGACGTGTATATCCACGCCAAATTCGGGAAATCACTGGCTGGTAAGGCTGTTTTTCCGTCGTTCCGGCCCGATTTTCACGTTGCCAAAACACCCTTGAGACCCATCCGAAGTGGTGAAAAGCCGCTGATTATTGGTATGGATTTTGGGTTGTCGCCTGCTGCGACCATCAACCAGCTCGATTTGCACGGTCGTTTTCTGACTTTTGCGTCGATTTCGAGCGAGGGGATGGGCATATCACGGTTCATCGTCGAGAAATTGCGCCCGCTGCTGGTCGAGAGGTTTGCCGGGCTGCCCATAATGGTGATTGGAGACCCTGCCGGTAGCCAGAGAGCGCAGACTGACGAGAAAAGTTGCTTCGATGTGCTGAGGGCGGAGGGTTTTAGGGTTGTTCCGGCACCATCTAACTCCGTTGTGGCGCGTATTTCCGCTGTCGAGAAGCTTTTGGCCCGCCAGATTGACTCTGGGCCGGGGCATTTAATTGACCCGTCCGCTGTGGAGCTAATTCGGGCGCTTCGAGGGGGGTATCGGTACCGTCTGAAGAAGAATGGTGAGATGGATGCCAGCCCAGAGAAGAACTCACACTCCCACGTTGCTGACGCGCACCAGTATGCTTGCCTCCATGCTGAGGGTGGGACTATGTTTGGGATTCAGCAGCAGGCGCAGCGTCGGGAAGTAAGGCGTGTAAACGCTTACGGCTGGACTTAACGCTAGAAATAACATACTATAGGGTTGCGCGCATAGTAAATCGGAGCCGAGATGGATTCCTCAGTCGTACAGCTTGGTCTTGTCCGAGCAGCACCACTTCAAGTATTGCTTGATGAAGAGCGGAAAGCTGCCGAAGAGACGCAGAACCAGCCCTTCGTTACGGGGCTGACCTCGTATATTCGCAAATGCTGGGATCAGGCGCGTACTGCTAAGCAGATGACTGTTGAACCGCGCATGATTATGAACCTGCGCGCACGTCGGTCGGAGTATGACCCTGAAAAGCTTGGACAAATCCGCGAGATGGGCGGCTCCGAGATTTACGCGGGCCTGACATCGGTAAAGACGCGTGCTGCTGGCTCATGGCTCCGTGACGTGCTTATGCAGTCGGGTTCTGAGCGTCCATGGACCATCCGACCCACTCCGCTGCCCGATTTGCCGCCGCAGCTCACTGAGCAGCTCATCGGTGTCGTAGCGCAGCCCATCAAACAGGCTCTGATGTCCGGTCAGCAGATCGCACAGGATCAGGTCGTGGACATGATGCAGGAGGCCAAGGAAGAGGCGCTTGCAGCACTCCGTGAAGAAGCTCGTAAACGTGCTGATCGCATGGCCGACAAGATGGAAGACCAGCTCGTCGAGGGCGGGTTTATGCAGGCTCTGGATGCCTTCATCGACGACATCACAACCTTCCCGTCTGCCGTGCTCAAAGGGCCGGTAATTCGTAAGAAGAAGACGCTCAAGTGGATGCAGGGCAAAGACGGTCAGTTTACTCCGCAGGTTACTGAAGGCCTCGTCTCTGAGTGGGAACGTGTGTCCCCGTTTGACATCTACCCGTCCCCTGCCGCTACGAGTGTCAAGGATGGATACCTGATCGAGAAGCACAAGCTGTCTCGTGAAGACCTGAACGAAATGATCGGTGTCGAAGGTTACGACGACAAAGCCATCCGCATGGTATTGGATGAGTATGGCCGTAATGGTTTGCGAGAGTGGCTTACCAACGACGTTGCTATGGCGTCTGCTGAAGGCAAGGCTACCACGCAGATTGCCCAGAACGTTGACGGCCTCATCGACGCTCTCCAGTTCTGGGGGCCAGTCCAAGGTAAAGCCTTGATTGACTGGGGTATGGATAAGTCGGAAGTTCCAGACCCCCTCAAAGAGTACCACATTGAAGGCTGGCTCATAGGCTCACACGTAATCAAAGCGGTTATAAACCAAGACTTTCTTGCGCGTAAGCCGTATTACGTAGCGTCATACGAGGACGTTCCGGGCAGTTTCTGGGGCCGTTCTGTCGCCGATTTGGTGCGTGATCCTCAAATTGTCGTTAACGCGGCTGCCCGCGCCGTTGTCAATAACATGGGTATTGCCTCAGGACCGCAAGTTGTCGTCAACGTTGACCGTCTTGCTCCCGGCGAAGATATTTCACAGCTCACACCGTGGCGCATTTGGCAGGTCAACAACGACCCGACCGGCGCAGGTCAGCCTCCGGTGATGTTCAACCAGCCCGACTCGCGCATTGCTGAGCTTGTTGGCGTGTTCGAGAAATTCAGCGAAATGGCTGACGAGTATTCGGGCATCCCTAAATATATGGGCGGCGAACCCGGCGGCGTAGGTCGCACGGCCTCTGGCCTGTCCATGCTCATGGGCAACGCCAGTAAGTCGATTAAGCAAGTCATTAGCAACATCGACATCGGTGTGATGACCCCGCTGCTTACGCGCCTGTACGACCATAACATGCAGTTCAGCGACGACCCAGACCTCAAGGGTGACGTTAACATCATCGCACGGGGCGCAACCTCCCTCGTAGCTAAGGATACCGCTCAGGTACGCCGTAATGAGTTCCTGATGGCTACAGCAAACCCTGTGGACATGCAGATTGTCGGTGTCGAAGGTCGCGCTGCTATCCTGCGCGAAACGGCCAAGAACCTCGACATGGATGTCGATAAGGTTGTCCCGCCCCTCAACAAGCTCCGCCAGCAGCTTGCAGCTCAGTCAATGATGCAGCAGCAGCAGCAGCAACAGCAGGGAACCCCGCCCGCCCCTCAACAGGCAGGCGGCGGACAGGCTCTGATGGACAACGCACCCGTCACCGATAACTTCTCGCCGCCTTCTCAACAATAAGGGTTGACGAGACTACAGCAGGTGACGTAAACTACGGATATGTCGATTAAACCGACTTTACCGGCGCTGAGGAGCCTGCACAAGTTCTCCAACCAACCGGGATGGGACGAGATCGACAAACTATTTCAGGCTGAGTTGACGAAAGCCTACGAGTTCTTAGCAGAGAGCCGTGATGACGTGGCACTGCGACAGACCCAAGGTAGAGTTCAACTCATCCGAGACTTCCAAGCTTTGGTGCGCGATGCACCTAAGCTAATGGAAAAGCTAAAAGATTCCACTCTTTAGCTTCCAACCCGCCAGCAGACCGTACCGCCAAGTGGAGACCGCAAGGACCACGTAACGTAGCCGGAGCAGGAGTACAACATGAGTCTACCCAAACAAGTTCAGGCCGAACTTGAAGCCGCTGAACGTATTGAGCAGGAACTGCAAAATGCAGCCAACCCTCAACCCGAACCAGTAGCAGATGAGCCGGAAACTGAGCCAGTTGTTGAACCGGAACCTGTTCTCGAACAAGAGCCGGAACCTCAGCCAGAGCCTACCAAGCATTCTGACGATGAAACTTGGGAACGCCGCTATAAAACGCTTCAAGGCATGTTTAACGCTGAAACGGCGAGAAACAAAGCTGAAGTAGCTGACCTGAAGAGTCAGCTAAAGCAGGTGCTTTCCGAAATCAAAGAATCAAAGGCAGCCCCGACTGAACCTCAGCGCAGTTTGGTAACAGACAAAGACGTTGAAGACTTCGGTGGTGATCTAGTTGACCTCATTGGACGCAAAGCCGCAGACGTGGTGAACGCAGAGATGAGTCGGCTTAAAGCAGAAAACGCACAGCTCCGCGAGGAGATGGGCAGTGTTTCCGAGCAGCAGGGAGAAGCCCGCCGCGACGTTTATTTCAGTAATCTCGAACGCCTCGTTCCCGATTACAAAGAGCTGAATGTCGATACGGACTTCCTTGAATGGCTGGCAGAAGTTGACACGATGAGTGGTCAGCCCCGCCAGAACTTCCTGAACAACGCGTTTGAATCCTACGACGTTGATCGCACGGCAGTACTGTTCAACGCCTTCAAAGAACTGACAGCGGTACCCGCTAAGCCCAAGGTCGTACCGAAAGAATTACAGCGTCAAGTTGCGCCCGGAACCTCAAAGGCTTCCTCGGTAGCATCCACGCCAGCCAACGAACGAGTTTGGAAAATGTCGGAAATCGACCGTTTCTACAAGGACGTTGCTCGTGGGAACTACAAAGGAAACGATGCGGAGCAGGCGCGGATCGAAGCAGAAATCGACCAAGCTGTCCTAGAAGGCCGTCTCTCCCAGTAGAGACTAATCGGGGCGGCAAGGTCATAGTCCATACCAATCAGGAGTATTACCCATGGCTATTGCCGTCCAGTCCCCGTTTAATACCAGCCCGGCCTATTCGGGTACGTTCATTCCGACCATTTGGTCGGGCAAGCTGAACGCCAAGTTCTATGCCACCACGGTTTTTGGCGAAATCGCCAACACCAACTACGAAGGTGACATCAAGAACATCGGCGATAAGGTTGTCATCAACAACATTCCGTCGGTTACGATCAACAACTACACCGTCGGCAACACGCTGAGCTACGAAGTTCCTGCTCCGAGCAAGATCGAGCTGGACATTTCGCTGGCGAAGTATTTTGGCGTTAACGTTTCTGATGTTCTCGAATATCAGTCGCAGCCGAAGTTGATGGACATGTTCACCAACGACGCGGCCAAGCAGATGGCCATCAACATCGACACCGACATTCTTAAGAACTCGGTTGACACGGTTGCTGGCTGGACGAAGTCGGCTTCGCCTTCGACCACGGGTGTCGGCATCAACGCAGGCACGAAGGCAGGCGTTCGCTCCTCCTCGTTCAACGTTGGCGGTGCTGGCGGCACGTACAACGCCTCGACCAACCCGTTCGGTGGCGCTCCGCTGTCGCTCGATGCGACCAACGTGATCGAAACGATCACCGCGTTGGCGTCGATTCTGGACGAACAGAACGTTCCTGACACGGATCGCTTCATCGTTATCAGCCCACAGGTCCGCACGCTGCTCATGAACTCGAACCTGCGTCAGGCCTACCTGACGGGTGACGCACAGAGCATCCTGCGCAACGGCAAGATCGGCACCATCGACCGCTTCACGGTTTATGTTTCCAACTTGCTCCCAACGGCTGCTGCTGGTCAGAACTTCGATGCCACCACGACCGGCACCGGCATCTCTGCCAACGCTGTTGCCCGTAAGCTGATTATCGCTGGTCACACGACGGCTATCACGTTCGCTTCGCAGATTGCGAAGGTCGAGAGCCTTCAGAACCCCAACGACTTCGGCACGCTCGTCCGTGGCCTGAACATCTACGGCTACAAGACGATCAAGCCGGAATCGCTTGCGATTGCGCAGTATCTCTAATTGAGGTACAATGGTGGGGAGCTGTAACAGGCTCCCCACTATTTTTTGTTGGAGCAGTCATGTCAGTCACCGCACAACTCATCATTGATCGTGTCCGACTGCAATTGGTTGACAACGGCGCAGTCAGGCGCTGGCCCACCACCGAGCTTCTTCTATGGCTTTCTGACGGTCAGCGGGCCATTGTTACAGCCTCCCCCGGAAATTCCAGCTCGACTGAAATTGTTCCGCTGGTAGCAGGCACTAAGCAAAACATTCCTCCTGACGGCAACATGCTGCTGTACATTGTGCGTAATACTAACGCCTCAGGTACAGTAGCAGGTCGGGTAGTTCGTATCGTATCTCGTGAGATTCTCGATGCTCAGAACCCTGATTGGCACTCGTCCGCCGCATCGGAAGTAGTGCAGAACTACATTTTCGATCCGCAGGAGCCAAACAAATACTACGTCTATCCGCCAAACACCGGCACAGGGTATGTTGAGATGGTTTACTCGCACCTTCCGGGCGAGATGACTAGCCTTACTGACACGCTTGTTGTGCAGGACATCTATCAAACAGCCCTGTTTGATTATGTCATGTTTCGGGCGCACCAAAAAGACAGTGACTTTGCAGCAGGGCAGGCAATTGCCAGCGGCTATCTACAACTGTTTCTCGCCGCCGTCGGTCAACGTGACGCGGGTATCCTTCAGACGAACCCGAACCTTCAGTTGGCCAACGCCGATCCCTCAACTCGCGGGAGTGCCAAGCTTTGATCTCTTACGACGCCTTCTTCCCAGAAGTCCTGCCCTACGTTCACGACGTGCCGGAGTTCGTGGCGACCAACGCTATTCGCAACGCGTGCATCGAGTTCTGCGAGAAGTCGGACTACATCGTGTACACACACGATCCGATTACTCTTCTGCCGCGAATCAGCGCTTATGAACTTGATCTGCCCACAGGAACTACACTTGCCCGTGTAATCGCAGGCTGGGTTGGGAACCTTCCATTGACCTTTAAGAGTCAGGAAGACCTCCAGCGTATCTACCCACTCGATTGGCGACAGATGGGCGGGCGTCCTCAGTACCTCACGCAGGATGTTCCAGACGAGGTTATTGTCGCACCATTCAGCGATTACCGTATGGACAATGGCCTGAATATTATTGTGGCTCTTAAACCCACCCGTGCATCCACAACGGTAGACGATCTCGTGTATCAGCGCTGGGCGGAAGCCATTGGTTTTGGTGCCCGCGCACGTTTGTACGACACCCCAAACCAGCCATACTATGATCCAACATCGGCCCAGAAGTATCGCTTGTGGTTTGAGTCAGCCATCGGTGAAGCGAAGACTGAGCGTAATCGCGGTCTTACGCGTAACACGACGCGGGTCCGCCCGCCTCGGCTTGTGTAAGGATCACATAGATGTCAGATAAAATCAAGCTAGTCCAAGGTGACACCCGTCCTCAAATTCAGGTCACGCTGACTGATGACAACACGGGCGCGGCGATCAATATCACAGGTGCGACAGTCGTGATGTTTTTCCGTAAGTATGCGGAAGCCACGATCCTCGATACCCTCACCGGCGTCATCACCAACGCCACCTCAGGCATCGTTGTTTTCTCGTGGAACCCTACCACGCTTCAGACTGCGGAAGGCGACTACGAGGGCGAAGTGCAGGTCACGTTTGCTGACGGCACCATTCAATCGTCCTACAGTCTCCTCAAGTTCAAGGTGCGGGCCGACTTCTAATGGCCTTTGATCCTGACTACGTTAGGCTCAAAGCTACAGCTACCGCACAACTACTTAAGGTTAGTGCGACCAATATTGCGTTGTCCACGGCTGCGAGTTATCGCCGTATAACAGCCGCAGTCCAGTCGCAGGTTATCAACCCTGTAACGTCGTATGTTGCGCTTTCGGCAGCAACTGTAACGGCTGTTGTAATTAAACTCCAAGGCATTTCCGGTAAGTTCATGGAGTTTATCCGAGTGAACGAACTGGTAAGTTCGGCAGAAAGACTAGCACTTAGTGTCAGCAAGATTGCCGACGAAACATCTACAATTTCTGATGCCGTATCAAAAAATTTCTCTAAGACTCTGGCTGATTTAGTAACCTTTCGAGAACTAGTTCAAACACCAAACACTAAAGGCGTCCTAAGCACTGATACTGGAGCTGTAGCAGACCTTGCTACAAAGCTAGTCGGCAAAAAACTGGTAGATACGCCAACAACATCTGAAACACTTTCCAAAACTTTTTCTAAGAGTTTGTCAGATTTAGCGCGTTTGGCTGATTCTGCGCAAGTTTCTCGTAGTACAGGTGTTTCCAAAACTGACACCGGCGCTGCCACAGACTTTGCAGTAAAGCAGGTTGGTAAAGGACTTACCGAAGTCTCGACTATGGCCGAGGTAATTGCTAGATCAATAGGAAAAACATTTAGTGAAACACCAATCACATCAGACACACCTCTCAAAACTTTTTCTAAAGCACTATTTGATTTAACGAGTCTGTCCGACTCACTGCAAACGTCCAGAGTCACAAGTACATCCAGCACTGACACCAGCACTATGGCCGACTTTACGGCAAAGTTAGTAGGTAAGGCGTCCGTTGACAATGCTACAGTAAATGATGTAGGGTATATCCGAGGGCAGGACTACTGCGACTTTACGTATTTTTCGGAAGACTACGTCGGGTATTCACAGACATTTTGAGGTGATTTATGGGTCCGAGTGAAAATTTCAAAGCCGTAGGTAAGCTGACCATCGACATTTTTGATGAAACAGGTCTGCTGAAATCTAGCAAAACCGTGGATAACCTCGTCGTTACCGTAGGGCTTGGCTTTATCACAAGCCGTATGACGGGCGCAGCCAGTGCAGTCATGTCCCACATGGCAGTTGGTACAACAGCTACGGCTCCAGTCCGCGCCGATACAACGTTAGGCACTGAAGTTGGTCGTGTAGCGCTCACCTCAGCAACAGTATCCACCGTCACGTACACCAACGACTCCGTGGTTTACGTAGGAACTTTTGGAGCAGGCGTAGGAACTGGCGCTCTGGTTGAAGCAGGTATTTTTAACGCAGCTTCTGCTGGTACGATGCTGTGCCACACGACGTATGCAACAGTGACAAAGGCTGCTACAGACACAATGGCCATCACATGGACTGTCACTGTTAACTAAGGTAATTAGAGGCGACCTTTAATGGCTACGATTGTAACTCGTGCGGGTAAAGGCTCACCTCTGACCAACGCAGAGGTTGACGCTAATTTTACCAACCTCAACTCAGACAAAGCTGAACTTAGTGGAGCGGCGTTTACCGGCATCATATCCACTACTAAGAAGATCACTCCCAACGTCCAAACAGTTACATCGGCATCAACGATTACGCCAAACGCTGATGCAGACACACAGGTTTCTGTCACAGCTCTCGCGACCGTAGGAACGACCACCATCGCAGCTCCCTCAGGGGCACCTTCAGAAGGTCAATCACTGATTATTCGCATTAAGGATGACGGCACCGCCCGCGTAATCGGTTGGAACGGTATTTATCGTCCCGTTGGGATTACACTACCATTAACGACAGTAGCTACTAAAACCACGTACATCGGCTTCAAATACAATTTTACGGACAGCCGCTGGGACGCGATTGCTCTGTCGCAGGAGGTATAAATGGCTAAAATTGATTTTCAAGTGCAGACACAATACGGCGCGGTTGCAGATGCAATCTGGTTTCCCGATGACGCGCCCATGACAGACGAAGAAATTGAAGCGGAGAAGCAGCGCCGTGTGGACGAGTTCATCGCCCGCATTGAGAATAACCCAGCGCCAGAGGCATAAGCCGTGGCTACATGGAAAGGCAGCGGCACTACAAGTGCTCCCGGCAGTGGGAACTGGATAGCCACCACTAGCTGGGACACTGGGGTTGTACCTACCTCTACCGAAAATGTAATCTTTCCTAGCGGAACGTACACAGTTACCGTTAACGGCACCGCAAACTGCGCCAACTTTACCGTAACAGCCACTTCCGGCACAGTCACGTTCTTGTCCAGCACAACATCAGCGATAAACGTCAACGGCGGCAGCTTCACTTTGGCATCAAATGTCGTGTGGAACATACCGACCAACACCCTAGTTATTAACTTTCTTGGTAACAGCGGTACGATAACCACGGCAGGGGTAACGTTAAATTCAAACCTTACTTTTACCGGTTCCGCATTAGCATGGGCGTTTGGCGGCGATGTAACTATTGGCCCCCTTAGAACTGTTTCTCTTAACAGCGGCACTATAAACCTCGCAAGTTACAAACTTACGTGTGGTTTTTTCTCTAGTAGTAACAACGGCACTCGCACTGTTGATTTTGGTAGCGATAGCGGAAGCATTACCGTCAATGGCAATGGCGGAACTTTGTTTACAACATCTACATCCACAAACCTTACAGTACTACCCGTAGGAGGTGTGCATGATGTTTTTGTGGATAATAATACCGGTTCACCAACAACAGTCGCCGCTGGAAACCTAGCAATTGGTACTGCCTTTAGTTTTACGTTCAAGAGCGGCACTTACGCACTTACCGCCTCTGGCTCTTGGGGTGTAAACAATCTTAGTTACCAAGGATACGTAGGTGCTTTGAATTCCATTTCAAACAACGCAAGGGCTGTCCACGGAAATCTTGATATAGGTTCAACGGTACGATCTGATGCTTTTGCCGCTGGCGCTAACGCATGTGTGTTTGACGCCACATCGGGTACTAAAACTATAAGAACTTATGGCGTAAAACTTGATTTTCCATTTGTTTTTAGCGGCGCTGGCGGCACATTTCAGCTCCTAGATGCACTGACAGCGGGGCCAGCAAGCGGCCCGTCAACTCGCACTATAACTCACACAAGCGGGACGATCAGCCTACAAAGCTACAAACTTGAGGCTGGGTTATATTCTGGCTCAGGTGCGCTTGCACGGGCGATTGATTTTGGCACGGGTAATATTACGCTAACCGGATCGGGCACCGTGTGGTCTACGGCAAACGCAACCAATTTTACCGTGTCAGGAAGCCGCACGGTAAACATATCAAATGGTGGCACAACAGCCGCGACCGTCAGTGCGGGGGTCACTGCCGGAGTTGAAACAAACTCAGTCGATTTCAATTTTACCACTGGCGATTATAATCTGACGCTTGCCGCAAATTCGAAGTTTCGTAGTTTAAATTTTACAGGGTATGCTCCATCTTCGGGGGCCGTCGGCAACACGGCCCTGACGATCTACGGCAATTTAACATTGGCATCTCGATCCGGAATATTCACGGGAGGCGCAAACGCATGGACACTGCTTACTAATAGCCCAACCATAAACCCCCGTGACATTGATCTTGCGGGTATAACCAATCTCGGTTTCCCACTGGTTTTTAACGCTGCTGGCTCCACATTCAGGTTTCTACGCAACACCACGCTTAATACTAACTATGTATGGACGGCTGGCACATTTAACCTGAATGGGTTTGAACTTAGTCTAACCACTTTAGTCCGCTCTGGCGGCTCCGGTGTAGTGTCCATGTTTGCAAACGGTGGGCGTGTTAATATTACCGGAACTAGCGGCGTTGTTCTCAACACAAGCCCAACTGGCAATGACTACATAGCTGGCGACGTACCAATATATTTAACGCCGACCTCAACCCCATCTGGCCGGACAATAACTAGTTTAGGTTCTAATTTTTCGCTGTACTTTTCGGGCATTGCTCAAGCGGATACGCTATCGTTTCCTGTAGGTACATTTAACATTAAAAATTTAACCACCACTGGGTTTAGTGGGACAATTTCCAGTTCTTCCGCATGGAATGTTTACGGTAGTTTGTTTTTTGATAGTAGCACCTCAGTGTCAGGTTTATCGGGCCAAACATTAAATCTATGGGGCTCTGGGGTTCAAGAAACACTTGACGGCACTACGTCATTCCCAACATTTTATTCAATGACTCTTTATGGGTTAACTGGGTCAAATTACAAGCTAAACCAAAACGTAACTGCGACCAATTATTTTAGCTTTACCAATGGCGCAATACTTGATTTGAATGGTAAAACTTTAACATCAAAACGAGGCAGTGTTTCTACCGGTTCAGCTACGATTGCTATGTCTGGTGGCACGATTGTACTCAATGGAGATAATACCAGCCTATCTGGACAGCCGGTGTGGGACACAACCAACCCTGCCACATTTACCGGTAGCGGAACCATATCCTGCACTTCCAATCTAGATAAATACATCGGACCAGCCGGAAGGACGCTTCCGACCATTGAGCAGGGCGGTACAGGCACATTAGAATTTGATGATGACGGAACTGGCACGGGTTATGTTCTTGCCGATCTTACTCTTAAATCGACGGTAACTTCACCTACGACCATCCGGTTGCAGGCAGGCGCAACAACGACGTTTACCGATTTCTCTTTGTCCGGCACACCCGGCGCTCAAGTTACATTAAGGTCAAATTCAGCGGGCACCCGCGCCACAATCTCTAAAGCATCCGGCACCGTAAGTACATCATATCTGACGATCCAAGATATTGCAGCAACCGGCGGCGCGACGTGGAATGCCTTTACCAGCGCGCCGTATAACAACGTAAACAACGGCAACAACACCGGCTGGAATTTTACCGCAGGCCCTGCTACAAACACGGGTGCCTTCTTCAGTATTTTGTAACAGGAACTACATATGATTGAGCAACTCGTAAGCAAGGTGTTTTACACCCGCAACGCCGCCCACCTAGAGCACTGGAAAACCAAAGGCGTAGGATCATTTGCCCGTCATATGGCTTTAGGCACTTTCTACGACGCGCTGATCGACAATATCGACTCTATTGTTGAGGCATACCAAGGCTACTTCGACCTGATCGCTGCCGTTCAGCCAATTCCCGGCCCGATGCTCCCCAAGGACATCATCGAGCACATCTCCGATGAGTGTGAGTGGATTGACGATAATCGCGAAAAGATCGCCAAAAACGTAGCTGCGATTGAGAACATCATCGACAACCTGTCTGGCGCTTACATGTCAGTTCTCTATAAGTTGCGTAATCTTCAATAACCTGATAATGTCATCGGCAGCGCACAACACCATAAGGTTCTGACATGGCCGCAGCTCTCTTCAGCAACAATGCTACGTCAGCACTTTCTGCTGCGATTACCTCAACGTCAGCAACTAATTTGCTGGTCACGAGTGGTCAAGGTGCTCTGTTTCCAACACTTTCCGGCGGCGACTATTTCTACGCCACAATCGTAGACAGCTCAAACAACCTTGAGATCGTCAAGGTCACAGCTCGTTCGACAGACACATTTACGATTGTTCGCGCTCAAGAAGGCACGACGGCCCGCACATTTGCGGCAGGTAGTAAGGTAGAGCTTCGACCAACAGCGGCAGGTTTAAACTCCAAGTTTGATAAAGATGGCGGTACGATTACAGGCGCTGTAACTGCTTCAAGCACTTTGACGGTCGCAGGAAATTCGACACTTAACGCAGTGACCGCAGCCTCGCTAGCACTAACCGCAGACCTTACAGTCGCAAACGGCGGCACAGGTGTATCGACTCTTACGGCAGGGTACGTCAAGGCTAGCGGTGCATCACCATTTACTTCAACTGCTACGATTCCGGCAGCAGATGTATCAGGCAACATCGCTGGCAACGCCGCTAACGTCACAGGTATCGTTGCCGTCGCTAATGGCGGCACAGGCGGGAACGACCAAGCAACTGCGCGTACAGGGCTGGGACTTGGAGCACTGGCAACTCTTGCGAGTGTTAACAACTCTAACTGGGGCACCGGCGCACCTCTAGCCATTGCTAATGGTGGTACGGGAGCAACGAGTGCGCTTAATGCTTTTGGAGCCATTGTAGCAGCCGCATCGTCGTTGACAGCCAATGGATATATAAAACTTCAGAACGGCCTCCACCTCATCTGGGGTTCGTTTACAGCCGCCGCCGACGGCTACACAACTGCAACGTATCCAGTGGGTGTAACTCTTACCTCTTTTAGCCGCGCTATTTGTAGCGGCGTCGGCGATGTTAACGTCTCAGCTCAAGACAACTATCCAGCGGTTTCAAGCTGCTCAACCACTGGATTTACAGTGTGGAACGCAGGCATTTCAACCACCACATTTTACATAGCTGTAGGGTACTAAGATGTCTAACCCGGATGATTTGAATCGAGCTTTAGGCATGGTTGAAGGTGAGCTGAAAGGCGTGTCCAACCGCATGGATAACATTGAGATCATACTTCAACGAATTGATAATCGTCTATCAGCTATCGAGGCATCTGACTCTGAACGCAAAGGCGCTCAAAAATTTGCCGTCTGGGTATCAGGTTTGATTGGGGGCGTTATAGCCGCGCTTGCCAGCGTTATCTTTAGATAGGCAAATGCTTACATCCACGGCGATAGGTAGGGCTGGAGAGTATTTAGCTGCTAGCGCCATCGAGCTTTTAGGGTGGGGGGTATCTGTCGCTAACTTACAGCACATAGACTTCCTAGCAGTCAAGCAAGACCGCGTACTGAAGATTCAGGTTAAAGCGACACTACATCTTAACGAAAGAGATAGGTACCACTTCACGCTTAGCGCCCGTAAGAAAAGCATGATTAAGCCTCAAAACGTGGACATCGTTGCATTAGCCATGCTCGACACAAAGCGCGTGTACTTTATGTCGGCGGGTGGACTAGGGCGGTCGTTTGCTGTAAACAAGACCATATTAGCCATGAAGAACATGGAACAGGAATCTTGGGATGCTGCACTAAGGCAGTGCTCGGCAACAAAATAGGTGGAGCGTATGATGGAAGACAAGCTTTTAGACGCACGGATTAGGGCGCTTTGGCTGGCTGCCCGTACAATGGCTTTTGTCATCGTTGCGATTACCTGTGCCATGATTGTCGGTCTGTTTGTCTCAAACGACATTGTTGACAACAAGGACGTATTCGGCCTCCTTAGCTACGTCATGACCTCCGTGGTCGGTGCTGTTGCTGGCTCTTATGCTACGTTGATGGGTATGAAGGGCGAGTTGCAGGACATCGAAAACGATGACCCTGAACCAGTCGCGCCTGAGCCTGAAACACCTGCGACAGATGACGATGATATGGCCCCGTGGGAAAAGCACCGCCACGACCTACGCTGGGACATCAACGGCGACGGCGTCGTTACGGAAGAAGACTTCCCCGACTGGCGCAACTCGGAGGCTTAAATGTCAGGCAATCTTTCCACCATCGAACTGATCGGGCAGCTTTGGCCGCTCGTACTCGGCTTTATCTCGCTAGTCATCGTCTTAGCTAAAATGGATGTTCGCCTTGCTGTGGTCGAGGAAAAGATCAAGACGCTCTTTGAATTATGGAATAGTCGGAAGGACGACAAATGAGCATGATCGAGCTTCAAAAAAAGATCGGAGTGTCAGCAGATGGTGCGTTTGGTCCGGGAACTTTCAAAAAAGCTACGTCTTACTTTAAGCTATCACCTTCTCGCGCTGCGCATTTTTTTGCTCAAACGGCGCATGAAAGCGGCGGCTTCAAGACGTTCAGCGAAAACCTTAACTACAGCGCCAAAGGGCTTCGCGAAATCTTTGGTAAATATTTCCCGACTGACCTCATGGCCCGTCTTCACGAGCGCCAACCACAGAAAATCGCTAACCGCGTCTACGCTAACCGCATGGGAAATGGACCTGAAAGCAGTGGAGATGGGTGGAAGTATCGCGGACGCGGCGCTCTTCAACTGACTGGCAAGGACAACTATGAAGCCTTTGCAAACTATATCGGTCGCCCCGACATCATGTCCAATCCTGACCTCGTTTCTGGCGAACTCTGCTTTGAGAGCGCGCTCTGGTTCTTTGACAAAAACAAGCTCTGGCCAATCTGCGATCAAGGTGTCAGCGACGCCGCCATCCTCGCGCTAACGAAGCGCATCAACGGCGGTACGCATGGTCTCGATGACCGCAAGGCAAAGACCAAGAAGTACGCAACGTGGGCCTGATCCCTAACCCCTTGGTGATATATGTGGCGGCAGGCACTCTTATTGTTGGCGCAGCCGCCGGATACAAAGTCCGCGATTGGCAGTGTGACGCAGCGTACGCGAAGGCTCTGGAGAAGGCTGAAAAGCTACGGGCCAAAAAGCAAGAGGTGGTAGACAATGTTTCGCAAACATATGAGACCCAACGAGATAAAGCCAATGCTGCGGCAACCGAACGCACCAACACCATTCGCGAAATATACAAAACAACTCCTGCCCCTGCTGCCGATTGTTCTGCTCCTGACGCTTTGCGCAGGCTGCTCGAAAGCAGTGTCAGTGACGCCAATGCCGCTTCCACCAGCAAACCTAGCGTCGAAGTGCCCAACACTCCAAGCTCCACCAACATATTTAATCGACCCTGAGAGAGCGCTTTGGGAGGCAGACACCATCGCCAAGTACGCTGATTGTAGTGTCAAACACCGTTTGACAGTCGAGGCATGGACAAAAGCGCTCGAAACGCGCTGATAAATAAAGTACCTTTTCTATTACCATCGAATGTGTTAGCATTAAGCATCGAAGGAGTACTAAGATGACTGCACCGTACAAAGCAACCCCGATGAAACCTATCAATCTCAAGAATGGCGCGGAGCGCGGTGAGATGAGCTTCGACATGGCAACCCCCGCTGCCGTAAAGTCCACGATTCCGGCCAAGGCAGATGCCAAGGCGTCGATGATGGATGGCCCCTACGGCGGAAAGAAGCCCGCGTAATGGTAAAAGTTCCTGCACACAAAGAAAGTGCGGCGGGTTGTTACTTTGAGATGTCGCTGGGTCGGTCTGAAACGCCGGAGTACCAGTCGATGTCTTTTGGCGATAATCCCTCGTCGTCTGCCACTCCTAAGACTTACTCCACGTCGTCTATGTATGACGGCCCGTTTGGTGGTAAAAAACCGGAGGGTGTCCGTGGCCGATAAAAAGTGGATCGCAAAAGCCATCAAGAAACCCGGCGCTCTCCGTAAGGAGATGGGTGTAAAGAAGGGCGCTACCATTCCCGCAGGCAAGCTGAATAAAGCGGCTCAAGCCCCCGGCTTGCTGGGTAAACGCGCTCGATTGGCTAAGACTCTGAAGAAGATGAAGTAAGCCGTGACATCCGAAGCTCAGAAGCGCGCTAGAGCTAAGTATAATGCGAAGCCTGAGCAGGTTAAGCTTCGGATGGCGCGCAACCGCGCTCGTTACGCCTTGGAGAAAGACGGTAAGGTCAGCAAGGGCGACGGCAAAGACGTGGACCACAAGAACGGCAATCCCATGGATAACTCCAAGGGCAACCTGAGGGTTCAAGCCAAGTCAGTCAACCGCTCAAGGAATAAGCACGGCGGTACTAAAAAGTAAGGACTTTAAATGCCGCAGCTTAAGGTGATGGGTTTTGACGGCGTAGTCCCACGTACATCGCCAACCATGCTTAACGAAAATCAGGCTCAACGCGCTGATAACGTAAAGCTGTACTCCAAAGAACTTCGCTACTGGCAAGGGTCTACCAATGAGTACGTCCCTACAATCACAGGTGTGCACACCATCTATAAGTACTACAACGCGTCTACCGCGCTGTGGCTTACGTGGACTGGCGATGTTAACGTCGCTCTTAGTCCGATGGCTGACATGTCTGACTATCGCTACTACTATACCGGCGATGGCGTTCCGAAAAAATCAAACTACACACTGACAACAACCGGAACCGGCGCATATCCTCGTGGCTGGTTGAATCTCGGCGTCCCAGCTCCAACAGGTGCACCTACTACAACACGAGTTGGTACCGGCACGGTTGATCCAGAATCCCGCGTTTATGTATATACGTATGTATCTACTTTTGGGGCTGTAACTGAGGAGAGCGCTCCCTCACCTGCAAGCGCAGCTTTAACTATTTACACTGGCGACACCGTAACAATTAACGGGTTTACGGCAGCACCTACAGCCAACTACAACATAACACACCGACGCATTTACAGGCTTGTCACAGGGGCAACCACGGACACATATCAGTTCGTGGTTGAAATTCCCGTGGCCACCACCTCGTACTCAGATAATAAAACAGTCGCTCAACTCGGTGAAGTTCTTGGAACACTGGGGTGGGATGCGCCACCGTCAGGCCTCAAAGGTCTAGGAACGCATCCGTCTGGCTCTCTAGTCGGGTTCCAAGATAACACCATTTACTTCTCAGAGCCATATTACCCTCACGCGTGGCCGTCTGCTTACGCGCTTAACGTTCCGACAAAGATCATTGGGCTGGGTATATTCGGCACGTCCATCGTCGTGATGACTGAGCGTTATCCTTTCATTGTCAGCGGTAGCTATCCGGGGGCGATGTCGGTTGAACGCGTCCCAATCTTGGAGCCGTGTGTCTCGAAAAAATCTATTACGAGTGATGAGTTTGGTGTTCTCTACGCCAGCCCCAATGGCATGGTTGGCATTGGTCCAAGTATGCGCGGTGTCATCACATCCAACCTTTTTGCTTATAACGAGTGGAAAGATTACCATCCTGAGCTGATGTCTGGTGTGACAACCAACAACCAGTATTTTGCGATTTACCCAAATAATATCTATGAGCTGCGGACGATGGTAATCAACCGCACTGACGTTCCAGCGCTATCGTTTACTTCCATGCAGGCAGACGCGGTGCACGTAGACAGTCAGTCAGGGCACCTGTATTACCTCGACCCACTCGACAACACCATCAAACACTGGGACAACGATCCGCTTAATCCTTATACGTATAACTGGAAGAGTAAGCGATTTGTCATGCCGCAAGGCGTGACGTTCAGTGCGCTCAAACTGGACGCTGATTACGATCAAATCGGAGATGCGGCGCTGTATAACAAGGTGACAGCGGAGCAGATTGCCTATAACCAGTCGATCTTTAACACTAATCTCCTATCTACATTGAACACGGGCGCGTTGAACACTATGGCCGTCAACAACAGTACGTTGATTAACATGCCTAGTTTAGCGTCATTGCGCGGAGTGCAAGTCATTGTCTACGGCGATGGAGAGCAGAAGGTTGCCATTGATATGACATCTTTCGACCCTGTTCGCATTCCTGCGTTTAAGTCGCGTTCGATTGAAGTCGAGATTGTCGGCACGGTGTATGTGCGCGCAGTTTCGTTGGCTACCACAGTTGCGGAGCTTCACCAGTGACCCAGTGGCGCGGCATTCCGTCAGTACCACCGACTGACGCTACCAGTTCGATATTTCTTCAGTCGATCAAGGAAAACCTTGAGAACGTAATTATCCTGCTTGACCCTACCAAATACGGTAAAGCGCAAAATACTGCGTACCTGAGCAATACTATTACGAACTTAAACTTCTCAATCGAAGGCGTTTCTGCGCGTGTAACTAACGAGACATCTGCACGGGTGTCAGCGGACAATGCGCTGGCTCAGCAGATTCAGCAGTTGGTCGTGTCAGGCTCCTCAGCAATCACAACATATGCGCAAACCACTGCGCCATCTCCGGCAAATATCGGGGACATTTGGTTTGATACAGACGACAACAATAAGGTTTACAGGTATAGCGGTTCCGCGTGGGTCGCGGTTGACGACTTGCGCACAGTTGCCAACACGGCAGCTATTTCTACAGAGCAGACAGTTCGTCTAAACGCCGACAATGCACTGGCGTCGAGCATCACATCGCTGACATCGCTCGTCAACACCAACCAATCCACGCTTCAGGCCAATATCACGTCCGAAGCCACCACCCGCGCTACTGCCGACTCAGCACTGGCGACGCGCACGAGCACACTGGAGTCCACGGTCACTTCCGCCACGGACGGCAACACCGCCCTTAAAGCCCGAATCGCCACTGAGGAGACCACCCGCGCTACTGCCGACTCAGCACTGGCGACGCGCACGAGCACACTGGAGTCTACGGTCACTTCCGCCACGGACGGCAACACCGCCCTTAAATCACGGATTGCTACCGAAGAAACTGCCCGCGCCAGCGGCGATTCCACGAACGCGTCTGCGATCACAGCCCTAACGTCTACCGTAGGCACCAAGAACCAAACGTTTGCTCAGACCTCCGCTCCGATTGCCACCGCCATTGGCGATCTATGGCTCAACACCGGCGACAGCAACAAAACATACCGTTGGAACGGCACGGCATGGGTGCTGTCCGACGATGCTCGAATTGCTGCGGTTGTAACTCAGTCGTCTACTAACGCCACAGCTATCGGCGATATTAACGCTCAATATAGCGTGACGGTGTCAGCAGGTAAGGTGACAGGCTTTAAGCTCATGTCGTCGCCAACGACCAGCAGCTTCATTGTAAACGCTGATTACTTCGCCATCGAAAATGCTTCAGGCAGGCCGTTCGAAGTCATTGGTGGAACCGTCTACCTGCAAGGCAATATGATTCAAGCAGGTTCCATCGGAATCACCAAGTTTGCATCAGGCCTGCGACCTATAGAAATTGTGACCTCGTTGCCTTCTACAGGTAACACCCAAGGTCGGGTCGTATTCCTCAACACAGACAACAAGCTGTACCGCTGGGATGGATCAGGGTGGATTACATCTGTATCTTCTACAGATATTAGCGGAACGATTACCGACGCTCAGATTGCAGGCTTGGCCGCGTCTAAGGTAACTGGGCAACTTACTAATGCCCAGCTTGCGGCCATTGACGCTGCTAAAGTTTCTGGGCAGCTCACGAATGCTCAGCTTGCAGCCATTGATGCTGCTAAAGTTTCGGGACAGCTTACTAACGCTCAATTAGCCGCAATTGATGCGGCTAAGGTAACGGGCCAACTTACAGATACCCAGCTAGCAGCGATAGCTGCTACCAAAATTACAGGGCAGCTCACGAATGCTCAGCTTGCGGCTATTGATGCAGCCAAAGTTTCTGGACAGCTTACTAACGCTCAATTAGCCGCAATTGACGCAACCAAGGTAACGGGTCAACTTACAGACTCTCAAATTTCGGCAGTGTCTGTTACCAAAGTTAACGGTTCTGTTGGCGGGGGAAACCTTGTATCCAATAGCGGCTTTAAGAATATAACAGGTACAATTGATATCGACGGATCAATGCCGTCGGGGTGGAACGTTTATAACAACGGTGGCATCCCTACCACTACACGAATTGTTTCGGGCGGGTTGTTTGGGACAAATTATTTACGCATTACCGCTAACGCCAACACCACCAACACTTTAGGCACTTACTCGCAGCAAGGTTCATCCGTTTGGACTCCCGGCCTTACATATATCGTTAGTTTTTGGGCGAGGGCCGGTAACGCTTCTGCGGTCGGCAAGACTATGTATGGTCTTTACTCAAACATGGGCTTCACTTCTGCAATAGAGGTAACTAGCCCTACGCTTCTGCAAAACACATGGCAGCGCTATGCTTGGAGAGTTACTCCCGCTAGCAACACATACACAACGTACGGTGAATTTTATATCTCTTGGGCTATGAGCGGAACCCTAGCTTCCGGCAGCATTTTAGAGATTTGCGCTCCACAGATAGAGCAAGGGGAATTGGCGTCATCCTATGCACCTCGACCAGATGAAATCTTGCCATTAACCATTACAGCAACTGAAATTGCCCCTGATGCAATTACTGCGCCAAAAATTGCCGCCGGTTCAATCGTAACAGCAAAAATTGCTGCTAACGCTATTACTTCAAACGAAATATCCGCAGGCGCGATTACGGCTGGTAAGATTGCGGCGGACAGCATCACATCTAACGAAATTGCTGCCAATGCAATCACGACCTCCGAGTTAGCCGCTAATTCGGTTACTACAGGAAAAATTGTTTCTGGGACCATCACGGCAACAGAGTTGGCCGCTAATTCGGTCATTGCAGGAAAAATTGCTTCTGGAGCTATCACGTCAACAGAAATTGCTGCGAATACCATTACGGCGGCAAACATTGTTGCAGGGACCATTACGGGAACAGAAATTGCTGCTGCGACCATCACTGCCGCAAAGATTGCAACTGACACAATCACCGCCAATCAAATTGCCGCTGGCGCAATCACAGCCTCGGAAATTGCAACCAATGCTGTCACTACACAAAAAATCGTCGCTGGCGCAGTCACTACTGCTGAATTAAACGCTTTAGCAGTCACCACAGCCAAGATTGCCGCTGGGGCTATTACTACTGCAAAGATTTCCGCTGGCGCAGTTACAGCTACAGAAATCGCTGCAAACACTATCACCGCCGGTCAGATTGCCGCGAACACAATCACTGCCGCTCAAATTGCGGCTAGCACGATCACCTCTGCCGAAATTGCTGCCGGAACCATTACAGCGGGAGATATTGCCGCTGGTACCATCACGGCAACAGAAATTGCCGCAGGCACCATCACAAGCGCAAAGATTGCCGCAGGCACTATCCTTGCGAGCAACATCGCTGCAAATACCATTACAGCCGGTCAGATTGCTGCAAACTCCATTACAGCTAGTCAGATTGCCGCGAACACCATCACAGGTGATCGGCTTGTGGCAGGAACGATTGCAGCCGCCCAACTGGCGACCACACAGCTTTTGACAGTATCAGCTCAGATCGGCGACGGTATCATCACCAACGCCAAGATCGGCAACCTCGAAGTTGATAGCGCCAAGATCGCCAATCTTACAGTTGGCACCGCCAAGATTACAGACAATGCTGTCACAACTCCGGTAAGCGCCTTTACAAGTGCGGCCACTACGGTGACAAGTACATCTGGCTACGTCACTGTCCAAACAGCAACCATAACCACGACAGGCGAACCCGTCGTCATTGGCGTATCTCTTTCAGCAGTATCTAACGGGTCTTTGGATGCGCTATTTTTGTGCGGGGTTTTCAGGGGCACCACTCAGTTGCTGGGTTCAACAGGGTTAATTACCGCCGCCCCCACCTACAACAAACCCATAGCGTTTAACCTTCAGGACACACCGGCTGCGGGAACCTACACTTACTCCATCCAAGTTTATCGCTATTTCAGCAACCCAGCCTTTGACGTTTACAACAGGTCGTTGACCTTGCTCGGAGCCAAGAAGTAATGGCGCAATTCGTAGTCTATGACGCCACAGGCCGCATCCTGCGTTACGGCTCTTGCCCTGCCGACCTCATCACCGTTCAAGCCCAAGAAGATGAGACTTCCGTGGAGTTCGACGGGCAAGTCTCTGACGCGACACACTATTTTGACGGGTCGGCGATTATACCTCGCCCAACAAACCCTGCCACCCTTGACGGGTTGGACATCAACGATGTGCCTGCGAACTCAGTTTTGGAAATCGAGGGCACTCGCTACCCTGTCACGGACATGGTCGTGCACCTGTCTTTTACGTTTCCCGGAACCTACAATGTGAAGCTCTTCAGCTTCCCATGGCTCGATACTTCGTTTGAGGTGACATATGCAGCTTAAGCACACATCAAACTATGTTGACCGCCGCCGTGAGGAATACCCCTCCATTGGAGACCAGCTCGATATTCTGTATCACCAAGGCTACGACGCGTGGAAAGCGGCCATTGCTGAAATCAAAGCGAAGTACCCAAAGCCTGTAGACGGTCAACACTAATCATGGTAAGTTAGCTGCGATGAGCATCCCGTCTCGATACATAGTCGCGTCCGATGCCGAAGGAGCCTTTGAGTATGTCACTAGATTTTTCAATCTCGTCAGAACTGAAGACCAAAAAGGGATTGTCCTTCGACGTGACGGGGAAATTGTCGCAGCAGCGCTCTATGTTGAGTATAACGGCTCCAACATTTTCATTCACTTGGCTGGCAGCCCCGGCAGAAACTGGCTCAAACGAGACTTCCTCTACTGGGGATTCCACTACCCCTTCATCCAGCTCGGATGCAGGCGAATAAGCGCGTGGGTTGAATCAAACAATGCGGACTCCATACGATTTGTCGAACACCTTGGATGGACGCGGGAAGCCGTGCTCAGTGAAGCTGGGCGAGAAGGCGTCGATGTTTACGTCTACAGAATGTTCCGTGAGGACTGCAAATATGTCTAACCGTGATTACTGCAAGAAGTCGGTCGAGAACAAGTACGATCCCCAGATCGGCGAATCTGCTCGACAGGTCGCCGACACTTCGCGTGAGGCTCTGGAGTGGTCCAAGCAGTATTATCAGGATACCGTAGCACCCCTGCTGAAGCAGCAGACCGAAGCATCAGTGAAGGCTCAAGGTCAGCTAAGCGACCTGTACGGCATCCAAGCTGAGCAGATGAAGCTGGCGTCGGACCGCTACAAGCAGTACGGCATCCCCGCTGAAGAACGCTACTACAACATGGTGTCTCAGTACAATGAGCCAGCAGAGATGGAGCGTCAGGCAGCCCTTGCTAAGGGTGATGTAGGTCAGGCCATCCAAAATCAGCAGGGTGCGCTGGGCCGTCAGATGAGTTCGATGGGCATTGACCCGACATCAGGCGCGGCAATCTCGGCCCGGAGCACGGCATCAGTCATGAACTCGGCGGCTGAGGCGTCGGCCATGAACCGCGCTCGTAACGCAGCCCGCACACTAGGTATGAGCCTTACGGCTGATGCGGCTAACTTCGGACGTGGCGGACTAGCAGCCGTATCAACAATGGGCGCAGGCGCTCAGAACGCCAGCACAGGCGCAGCCGGTGTAGCCAGCAACGCTCTTAACGGAGGCATCGCTGCCGGTAATGGTGTCCAACAGGGTTATGGTCAGGCGATCAATGGTTACAGCAACGTAATGGGCAACTACACCAGCCTCGGTAATAACGCGATGCAGGCCAGCGCAGCTCAAACAGGTGCGGCGTGGGGCGCGCTTGGCTCCGCCGTTGGCCTCGGTGCTGGTTTTGCTATGTCTGACATCCGCTTCAAACATAACATCAAGGCAGTCGGCGAACTGCCTAGCGGCATCACGGTGTACTCGTTTGAGTATAAGCCGGAGTTTCAGGATGCTGGTGGGCACGGCTCGTTTGTTGGTGTCATGGCTCAAGAAGTTGAGCCGGTTATCCCCGATGCAGTCATCACTCGCGTTGATGGCTACAAACTTGTTAACTACAGCTTGCTGAGGTAAATATGGCGTTCGGTGCAGGATCATTTGCTCAAGGCCTCATGGGCGGTCTTCAGACCGGACTATCCCTTGCTGATAGGCGCAAAGAGTCAAAGCGTGAAAAGATTGCGTCTGAAGTCGCCAAAGAAAAGGTGGCGGCTGATGGTGTCAAGACGTTTGACGCGGCGGAGCTTCAGGGTCAAGAACACCTGATTGCGGGCGTGGCAGAGGGGATGACTCCTCAGCAAAAAGCTGAGTATGTCTCCATGCGTCGGGTGCCTCTTGGCGTCGAAAAAAGCCAAGAGCTTCAAGTGCCAGCAGTCGATATGGGCGCTATCCCCGCACCAAATATGAATGCTGGGACTGAAGCCCAGAAGTTTAACCGTCCGCAAGCAGCGCTTCCTGTCGCCACCCCGCCCATCCCCACACCTGTTGGTATGTCTCAACAAGCGCCTGCCCCACAAGGTTATTACCTCAAGGACGGTAAAACTGAGTATGCTGGTCCGGGCGCTGTGTCTGCGGAAAACGAAATCGAAACTCCAAAGTACCAAGCGTACAAGGACACGTTTGGTCGTGAGCGTTACACTACGCAACTACGCGACCGCACCCCCGAAGAAGTTGCCTTCGACACGGCAACCCGGCTCCAGCAAATGGGCGACACGAAGGGTGCTGATGAGTACATGGCAAGGTACGACACGGCACTAGAGCGCGGATCGAAAATCCGCGCTAAGAACCTGATGGAATCGAGCCAGTTGCTTCAAGCTGGCATCATGTTCAAGGATCAGGACAAGGTTGCCAAGGGCGTTTCAGGTATCATGGGTACATTACAGAAAAACCCCGACGGTATGACGTGGGGCCTTAATCGCAGCCCCGACGGTAACGAGCTGGTGCTTACTGCCACTGATACAGGTACTGGTATGCCCGCTCCGCCTCAGATCAAGGGCTACCCTGCTGGCACGATGGCTGTGTTCAAAGCTGATCCCACTGCGGGCATGTCGGCTGAAGAGGTCATGGCCTTGCAGATGACGGCTCTTGCCAAAGGCGATCTAGCGGGTTTTACCAAGCAGATTGCTGAAGCACGTAAAGCCATCGCTGACATTCACCAGTCGGAAGCGGGTACCAACTTGAGCAACGTTCGCGCTGAGCTGGCTCCGAAAGAGCTGTCCCTTGAGGAGCGTTACAAAATGGGTATTTTAGGTGTTCAGCAGTTTGAAGCTCAGACGGGCCGCATGAACGCTGCCTCTAACCGCATCCGCGCTTTGAGTGGCGAAGGCGGTGCGGCAGGCTTCAAGGGCAACGTTTCTGAGGATGACTTTAAATACGACAACCCTGAGACAGGCAACAAGACCACCATCACACGCTACCGTGTGCAGCCCAAGAACTCCACGGAGTTCGGCTACGCATTCCCCGGCGTCTTGTCTGCGAGTGGTGGACAAGGCGTTCTCAACGCCAGCTACGGCAAGAACGCAGTTGCTGTGCAGAACGTACTGACCCGCGCAAGCACGTTAGGCTGGTCCGTTCTCGCCGGTAATGATGGGCGACTATATTTTAGCCCTAAGGCGGGTGTTGCCCCTACCCTGATTACGGAGAAGGCACTAGAGAAGTACGGCAATGGTGGTCGTCTGTATAACGCTCAGTAATAGAGGGTAAAATATGTCGATGTTTTCCGACGATCCGGGGTTCGGTGCAAAGCCGCGTCAAGGCATCCCCACTTCAAATCGTCGGGGATTGTTTTCGGACGATCCGGGCTTCGAGTATAACACTCCCAAACCTCGACAGGCTGAACCTGCTCAACGTCCTGCGCCTGAAACCAAGGAATCCGATGAGGGTTTTTGGACAAAGGCTGGTCGCGCAAACCTTGGTGTCGTTGAATCTGGCATCGGTCGTCTGGTAGAATATCTGCCGGAGACGTTTTCCGAGGCGGCTTCAAGTGTAGCTGACATTCTTAGCGCCGCAGGAACTTCACCTCAACAGGCAGCGGCTGCGCGTGAAGAGGCTCGAAAAGGTAACACAGCCGGAGCGGCCTTGCGCCGTGCCGCAGAACCTACCGTGCGACAGGTTGGTGAAGCCTATCGCCCATATGTGCAGCCAGTAACAACAGCTCTTGTAGAAGAAGGTAAGCGCCAGCAGGCACTGGCTGGCCCCGGAACATTTCGAGCGCCTAGCCAAGGGGCAGGGTTTGGCGAGACTGCCGGTTACATGTTTGAGCAAGGCGTACGCAACGCTGCCCCCGCCGCAATCGGGTTGGGGGCGGGTCTGCTGACTCGTAGTCCTCGTGCTGCGCAAGCAGTCATGGGTGGGCTGAGCTACGGCGCGACTCTGGATGAGGTTCTTGCCAGCCAAAAAGAGCGTGGGTTCCAAGACCTGCCGCTTGCTATTCGAGCGTCGATGGCATCCGCAGCGCTGGACACCATCTCAGGTGGTGAGGCGAAAGTTGCTGAAGCCATAGCCAGCGGAGCTGGTAAGCGACTGTTTGGCCAAGGGGTTAAAGAGTTCGGCAAGGATATGCTGAAGATCGGCGCTGAAGAAGCGGGGACCGAAGCTGTTCAGACGGCAATCGAGCGCACAGGCGCGCGTAAAGACTTGTTCTCCCGTGAAGCCATGGGTGAGTATATTGACTCTGCGGCTGGCGGTTTTGGCGGAGGCATCGTCATGGGCGGTGGCGTGCGCTTGCTTACAGGCAATCGTAAAGCTGCTGAGAATAAGCCGTCCACGGAAAATGCTGGCTCTGATCTTCTGAATACCGAAGGTGGGACGCAAGCTCCGGCGACTCCGCCCGCTGCCACGCCAAGCTTTGTTGTGCAGGATGCAGACGGTAACGCTACGGTCAACATGGACACCATCCGTGAAAACCCACGCATGGCCCTCGATGAGCTGGGTCAGTTGTACAGCCGCGACAACATCATAACATCATTGGCCGGTGAAACCGAAGCCGACGATTTCACCAAGTCACTTGGTGCGCGCCTGCATCGTGCGATCAACTCGCCCAACGCAAAGTCCATCCCTAACCTCGTCCGCAACTTGAAGCGTGACATTGACGCCGACATGCACGGTGAAGAGGTTGCTGCTCAGCGCGCTCCATTGGTGGCTAAGGCCGCGCTGATGCTGGGTGATTATGTTGCACTGCGCGACGAAGCCATGGCCGCAGACGAACGTGCGACCAACCCTGCACTGGTGGCTGAAACCGCCGCCCAGAATAATGCCAACGAGCTTGCCCGTGTTCAGGCTGTGCGTCAGCAGGAGCAAGCTCAGCTTGCGGCAGAGCAGGCACGCATTGACGCCGAGCGTAAGATGCAGCTCGACAACGCTGCCAAGGAAGTGGAAGGCATCCACCGCAAGGGCTTCCTCGAAGCTGTTGCCAAAGACCCTAAGACCCGTGACCCTGTGGCACGGTTTACTGCGCTGCTGAAGCGCAACGGGTTTAACCCTGAAATCACAGCGCAAGAGCAGATTGAGCTGACCAAGGCTGCGGTCGGTGCTGAGCAGCGTCTGGCGGCAGAAGCCGCTCAAATGGACATGACGGTTGCCGAGTATAAGCAGAAGCTGGCTGAGGATGACATGCGTCAGCAGCAGGCTGAGAGCGGCACTGCTTCCATGGAAGCGCAGATTCGTGAAGCCGGGTCTCGTGCACCAACAGCGTCGATGACTCCTAAGCCTGCGCCAATGCCAGCAGGCAAGACGAACCGCACTACGCCGGAGAACTTCCAGCTTGAGATGCAGCGTGAGCTGACCGACGCCGACATCGAGGCGCAGCAGAAAGCCGCTGCCCGTCGTCAGGCCAAGGAAGATCGTGCGCTGGCGAAGTCCAACGAGCGCGCTGAGCGCCGTGCTGCCAAGCAGGGTGAGATGTTCACGCCCACCGGCAAGGTTCGCAAGGCTACTGCGGCTGCGGCGGCTAAGGCTCCTGCGCCTGTAGCTGCTCCGGCCCCCAAGGTTACTGTATCCACCAAACTCAAGGAGAAAGCTCGTGCCGCTAAAGAAGGGCAAAAGCCAAAAGGTAGTGTCAGCGAACGTCAGCGAGTTGATGAAAAGCGGCAGGCCGCAGAAGCAGGCCGTAGCAATCGCCTTGAGCAAATCAAGGCAATCGCCGAAAAAAGGAAAAAAGTAAAACCAAAGACCCCAGCTCAGAAACTGGCTGAGGCCAAAAAGCGGGAGGCGGCTGCCAAGGCTGAGCAGGAAGCGCGCATTGCTGAGTCCAAGGCCAAGCAAGAGACTGTCGAAGTCCCGAACCTCGAAGGCGTGGAGCTGTATGCTTACCAGAACGTAAGCGGCCAGATCGACACCGCTCGTGACATGGGTGAGATCACACCTCAGCAGTCTGTGCAGTTAAAGTCTATGATTGCTATGCGGGTAGAGCCTGCGGTAATTCAGCAGGCCGTCAAGGATGCCACGGCGCGCAACAAGTCCAAGGCCAAAACGACAGGTGCAAAAGGCGAGAGGCTGAAAGAGTCCACGCGTGCTGAGCGCGCTACGATGACTGACGAACTACAGCGTGAGCTTGAGCGGCTAGGCCTGAATAAGGTTGGCTTGGGAGTTGTGGCGGACCTTATCGAGACCGCGCAAGGTAAGGCCGAAGGCACGTATCAGGCGGGCAGTGTGGCTGAAGTACGCTCAGGCTTCAGGGCACTTATCAACGTTGTGTTCAACGATTTCACTAAAGCCCTTGAGACGCTTCACCACGAAGCGATCCACTACATGCGTGATGCCAACCTCATTACAGAGGATGAGTGGGCCACCTTGACAGCCATCGTCAAGGCAGACAAAAATCTGATGACGCATATACGCGACAACTGGAAGGGCCTGAGCGAAGAGTCTCTGATCGAAGAAGCTGTCGCCGAGAAGTTCCGCGAGTGGATGCGGACGCAAAAAGCCATTGCCCCCGGCATCCGTGGCGTGTTTCAGCGTATGCGTAACTTCTTCAACACTGTTCGCCTTGGCTTTAACAAGCCTGCGTTCGCTGAAGCCAAAGCCATCTTCCAGTCGATCAACGCAGGTGAGCGTAACGACAAGAACGTGACATCGCTTCGTAGTGACACCCTAAAGAATGGGGCGCTCAAGCTTAGCCCCGCAAACCGCGAAGAAAGACAGAGCGCTGCATCTGGCTCGATTATTGGTGGCACTGAAGTAGACATCGACACTTTCCGTGGACGCACACTGAATGATCTGCTGGACCATATTGCCAGCAACAGAAACGGTGATTTCAACGCGTTTGATACTCGCCTTGCGGATCGTTTGAATCAGCTTGTTGGACAGCTTCAAGAGGCTGGAGCTGATATCAACCTTCACATCTTGCAGCAGGGCGACAAGTCTCCGTCCGCCATTGCTGTAGGTAGTGCCCGTGGGCTGGTTGACACTGACCTGAAAACACGGAAAGTTGACGTGTATCTTCGCTCACCCAAACTAGGTAGGGCTGGCAATACCACTGAGACAATTTTGCACGAGGCGCTCCACGCTATTTCGAGCGGTGTGATTCTTGCTGTGAGGAACGGACGCGGCACACCTGAGATGGTGCAGTTTGTCAACGATCTCAACAGCTTGCGTAATAAAGTTATTAACCATTTTAATGGTCGCGTAAAGAAGCTTGGTAAGGCTGGGCTAACTGAGTTCGAGCTGGCCATGTATGAAAACAGGACTAACGCGTTCAAAAACATGGATGAGTTCTTGGCGTGGAGCATGACCAATGATTTGGCAAAAGAGTATCTAACCTCCATCGAGGTCGGACCGCGCAAGTCAGTATTTAGCCAGTTTGTTGATGCGTTCCGCTCGTTGCTTGGCATCTCGCCTAACGACACGTCGGCGCTTGCGCATTTTATTGATGTCGTCAACCCGTTGTTTGAGCTTACTGCTGAAGACTACAAGACCACTTTTGTTCAAAAGGTCGAAGGGTCCGGTGAAAAAGAGGTGTCGTCACAGCGTCAGGAAGAGCGCGCAAGGGGTAAGGGCGCTCTGAAACCAGACACCGACTTCCACAGCAAGATTGATTATTATCCTGACGGACTTCGCACCGTCGATCTCGGTAAAAACCCTGATTGGGTTAACAGTGAATGGCACCATGTCACTGACTCTAAATTTTCAGCTAATAACAATTTACCAAATCAAGTAATTGAAGTTTATAGGCACAATCGAAACGGTCAGAACATCATTCGCGTTTCAGTGAGTCGCAAATCAATCGACGCGACATTTGGTGATCGCGGCAATCACTTTGCTGTGTCGGCGTACATACGTGACGGCGTGGTGACGGATGGCGACGGCCTCATCTCGATGTTAAATGAGGTTGCGGAGCAGCTTGCCTCTCAGCCCCAGCGGGCTAGTGAAAAAGGGGTTCAGCAACAGGTAAAGGATTTTATAGACAGTCAATTGCCTAAGTACGCGACCACTGCTCCAGATGGTGTCGCTCCTGCTAGCACTGGACTTTCACTATCACCTAAAACCTTCTCGATGCCAGACAACGCAGCCACCCGATCAAAGGTGTCTGATGCCATCACAAAGATATCGGAAGGCAATGGCCCCTCCCATATCCAGATCGACCTCAATCAGGGCACCAAGGTCCTGAGCGGCGGCGACCTGCCTGCGAAGTTTGAAGCTCCTGCGCGTCCAGCTTCACAAACTGCGCCTGCTCCTACGCCCCAACCCGCCTCTGCACCTGCTTCAAAGGCGGCTCCCGCTTCTACACCTGCTCCCAAGTCAACCCCTTCTGCATCGGAGGCTAAGACTGCCGCTAAAGCTGAGGAAGTTAACCAGAAGATCGAGACCCGTCTCGAAAACAAAAACGTCCCGCCATCGGTGGGCGACCAGACGGGTTTCCTCGCGCGCAAGTTCAATGAAGTCTTCGACAAATTTGCCCGGAAGGCGATGACACACACGTTGATCGAGGCTGCCGAGAAGGCTGGCCTCCCATCTGCTGGCGTCTACCAAGACATCGAGCTGGATAAGGCGCGTGTTCGCTACAAAATTGAGCAGCGCATTTCCAAGGTTTTGGAAACCTTTGACTCGCTGCCTGCAAACCTGCGCGAAGTGGGTGGAGCTGTGAACACACTTCTCCAAGACTCCACGATGTCGGGCAAGTGGGCGTTCAAGCCTTCTTGGCTGAAAGAAGGCTCGTATGAGGTTGATCCTGAACTTCAGAAGCGCTTCGATGCTTTGCCTGCTGAAGGCAAGCTGTTCGTCCGTGAGGTGTTCCAAGAGAACAATGATCTTCGTCAGCAGCTCATGGATACAGTCGATGCTGCCATCGACGAGCCGTATGAGCGTTTGATCCAAGAGGCTGAAGCTGCCAACGACAAGAAGCAGGTCGCTGATCTGAAGCGGGAGCGTGAAGGTCTCCGTGCTCAGAAGACGCTGATGTTCCGCGTCGATCCGACCAAGCCGTATGCTTCTCTGCGCCGTCAGGGAAAGTTTGCCGTTTCCGCCAAGTCCGAAGAGTATGTTGCTGCTCAGGAAGCTAAGGACAACAAGCTCATTCAGGAGCTTCAGTCAGCGCCCGAACACAACTACTTTAACAAATTTGAGACTGAGGCAGAAGCCAAGGCCGAAGCTAAGCGTCTGAAAGACTTGGGGCTGTATTCAAGCGTTATCGCAACAACCGATGACACGGTAGTCAACGAGATTGCTGGCGGACGTGAAACGTTCCAAGCATTCCAGCGCATCTTCAAGGCGCTCGAAGCTCGTGACGGTCTCAGCGAACAGGCCAAGCGGACGTTGCAGTCGGTCATCACTGACCTGCATGTTATGTCGATGTCGAACGCTTCAGCCCGCAAGTCAGAAATTAAGCGTAAGAACGTCTACGGCGGCGATTTGGACATGGTGCGTAACTTTGCCACGCAGTCGCGGGCGATGGCGTATCACATTGCGTCGCTCAAGAACAACGACATGCTTATGGAAGCGGTCAACGGGATGAACAAGGAAGTTCGCTCCGCACCTGATCCCATGGAGGCCAGCAAGTTCCGCGATGAAATCCTGCTGCGTCACATGTCGAGCTTGCGCGCCTCGCCTAACAGCCTCGTGGAAACCATGAAGCGCCTGACCGCGATCTATAAAATTGCGTTCTCGCCATCTTTCTACATCCAGAACTTCACGCAGGTTCCAATGATGGCTGGCCCTGAGCTTGCTGCTCGTGGCGGACTGACCAAGGCTGTGAAGCTCATCAACGGTGGCATGGAAGAGGTCGCCAAGGCTTGGAAAGACACCAAGTGGACCGAATCTCTGAATATCGACGAGCTGCCTGCGGATGTACGCGATGTCGTTCAGCGTCTGGCAGACATCAGCCTCATTGACGTAGGCCTCGACGCAGACCTTGGTAACATGCAGTCTCTGCGCGGACGCGCTGGCGAGAAGTGGGGCCAGACAGGCGAGAGCCTCGACAAGGCAATGCAGGTCGGTGTTGCTGCGACGAACGTCGCCCAAGACCTCACACGCAAGCAGGAGTCCATCAACCGCACGGTGACGGCGATTGCAGCTTATCGTTTAGAACTTGAGCGCACGGGCAACCGCCAAAAAGCTATCAATTACGCCACTGACCTAGTGCGTAACACCATGGGAACCTACGACGGCTTCAACGCTCCCCGCTACATGCAGGGCGCTGGCGGTATTCCGTTCCAGTTCCGTAAGTTCCAGCTCATGCAGATTACTCTGTTGATGCGGCACATCCAGAACGGGTTTACTGACCCTAACATCACACCAGAAGAACGTGCTATCGCTCGTCAAGCACTCAAGTATCAGCTTGGCACGGCTGCGCTCATGGGCGGCATCCGCTCTCTGCCGGGTGCAGCGCTTTTGATCTGGCTGTACAACACCTTCTTCGGAGATGACGACGAGCCAGCCGAAGCTGACAACCAGATTCGTAAGGCTGTGGGTGACGAGACTGTCGCTGATCTGCTGATCTACGGTGTACCGTCACTGGCTGACATCAACTTGTCGGGAATGCTGGGTTTCGGCAACACGTTTTCTATCTTGCCTTACACCAAGTTGGAACTCACCAAGGAGGGCGTTGCCAAGGCGGCGTTCGATCTAGCTGGCGCTGGTCCTGCAACCCTGCGCGACATCGGGATTGCCATGAAGCAGACCTATGATGGGTTGATGGAAGGCCGTGAAGATTATTACCGTGGCCTTGAGAAAATGCTGCCGAAGGGTTTCACCAATGCTGTAACTGCTTACCGCGAAGCCACTGAAGGTGTGACCAACTACAAGGACGACAAGCTAATCTCGAAGGAAGACGTGAGCTACTTCGACACGGCCAAAACCCTGCTGGGTGTCCAGTCGGTCAAGACATCTGAGCGGTTCCGCAAGCAGGAAGCTGAGAAGGTTCTTGACCAATTCTTCAAAGACAAGACCTCGAAGCTTAAGCGGCAGTATGTGCAGGCAGTGGACAATAATCAGCCTAAGCGCCGCGAAGATATCAAGGCCGAGTGGCGGACGATGCAAGATGCTCGTGAGAAGCAGGGCAAGAAGCGCCAGCCGATTTCTATCTTGCTGAAGGCAAAGGCCGAGCAGCGGCAGCAGGAAGAGATGACTGTCGGTGGCATCCAGTACCGCGCTAAGGACAAGCGCTTCAGGGAAGCTCAGGCCGAAGAAGAGTAATAAAAAACCCCGCCGACCATTACAGTCGGCGGGGCAAGTCTGAGGAGAGACCAGCAAGAAGATCACTTCACGCTGGATTGCGCGGTATCACGCAGCTCCAGCCATGTCAATCGAGTCTGACTGAGGCGGTGACGATTGTACAGCCTGCACAATTGGTACAAATGGGAGCTGTGCTCCGCTATTCTTCAGCCGGTTCATGTCGATGGCAATGGAGCGGACACCTCCCCCGACACCGGAATACTGCCTAACACCCCGACCGAATGACACCCGCTCGTCTTCCTTCTTGAAGATTTGCAGCTTAACCATTTCCGACCAGATGAACTCAAGTGATGTGTTGTTCTTGGTGCACCATGTACGAGCCGCCGATGTGCTGATGTGCATACGCTCAGGGTCCGTACCCTTGGGTAGGACATGTCGGCCCCATACTTCTCCGCGTGGGTGGTGCTCGACATGTGCTGACTCTGGATTGTTGCGATGCAGGCTACCCTCACCGATAGTGACAAGAATGCCCGGAAATAGGTCAGATAACATCTTAGACATAAGCTCAAGTGGCGTTGACTTGGAGTGAACGACCACACCCCGCGTGTTGGCAAGCTCTGAGGCAATCCAGTTCTCGATGCCCTGACGGTCGAAGCTCAACAAGCCTAGCTGTGATGTCAGCTCCTGAGCCATAAGAACGCAAGCATGAAGCGCAGACCAGTAACGTTCTTTTGGTGTTATGTTGTGCTTGCTCACGAAGTCTGCCCGTGTCTGGATGAGGCGGGCTGTAATGGCTTCACGGTTATCCACGAGATACTTGGCGTAGATCGGCCCTGCATGTCCCCAACACTGGAGAAGTTCTGCGGTCAGCACGTTAGCTTCGTTTACGTCGATGGCAAACTGAGGATCACCTTCCAGCGAAAACTCCCACAGGCGCATGAGCTTGGCTGTGGCGTCAGGGTCTACAGAAAGGACCTTTTCGCTAAACCGCTTGTTACCTGAACCCATGGCGATGAGTGCCCAGTTCTGCGAGTCGCGCAGGCTGAGGTCACGGGACATGCGCTTTTTGCCGGAGCCGTTCTCCACAGCGTACAGGAAGTCGCCAGCAAACTCAGGGGTACAGCTTGACAGCTCGTCGATCACCAACGGTAGATTGCGCAGCGCTCCGCACTGGCCCTCGACACCGTTCTCAGTAAAACTGTCACGAGCAAGGATAAGCTCACCCTTCTTGGTGTTACCCCATACTGAGAATGCCACCTGCTGGGCCGTGGTTTTACCGTCACCGCCCTCAGCCGAATAGGCGTAAATCAGCGCGCCCCCCACACCAAGTAGTTCGATGAGCGGCGATGCGAACGATGCGAGGATGCAGTACTGATGATGTTCCAAGCCCTTATGGTTGTAGAGCCGGTTCACATGGTGGACCCACTTATCGAGGTCGCCTTTAGGCATCATGTGCTTGACCATCTTGAAGGCAGTGCCTGTTAGGATAGCCGTGCGTTCGCCCTCAGGTGTTATGATTTTGTCAGCGACAAGGAAACCATCATTTGTCCACCCGAATTGAGGTGAGGACGCTGTAATCTGGCTATTGTCGCGCAGGTCAGCAATCCATGCCTTGAGGTAGTCTTTGAGCAAGTTCTCAGCGTTGTTCATAATCACAATTTCCCTACGAGCTAACTCCTTTTGCAGTTCACGAAGATCAACTGCGAGGCTGTTATCAATAATGAACTCGTCCTGCGTACCATCATGCCGCCACACGCAGATCATCATGCTGTGCGACTTGGCTTCGTCGCGGATGCGGGCGACGGGGAAGAACAGGCTGTCGGTGATGGGTGTCTTCTCTTGGTCCCAGCCAGTGGTGCCGTCATCCTTCTCGATCTTAACGAATGTCGTACCCCAAAGCATAGGCTTGGCCCCTGCCTCGTTCTTCACTGGCCCCCAGCCAAAGCCCTTAGGCATCATGGGTAGGAACTTGTGAGGCTGGTCAGGGATTTCCGTGGTGCCCGGAATCTGGATGTACTGCGGCTCGTGCTTTTCTGTGCCCAGCACGATGGGAGATTTGATCTTCCCGAAGTGAGGGCAGGCAGCGCAGGCCGACTCGTTATACTCACGAAGTTTCTCGCAAGACGTAGGCGCGTAGCGCTTGGCTTGGTCGATCTTAGCCTGCGTCTCGCGGGCATCGTACTGCGGGTGGCCCATGGACCACTCGTGGCAGAGCGCGTCAGCTTCCTCAGTGAAAGCAACGACTTGGAGGCCGTAGTACCACTCAGGCTGCGGCAGATCGCCAGCGGTGTCGCGGAGCTTTTGGATTACCGCACAGTGCTTAGCGATGCGATGTCCACTGGATGGCAGAGCAGTCGGCTGCGTCATGAGGTCCGAGTTGATGTTCTCGACCTTGGGCAGCGGGACCGATGGCATGGCCTTGTTGGCGGTGAGGTAGGCCACGAGTGCATCGTGGATGTATGAAAACGCTACGGGGTCTACCGATGTCAGCAGCTTGACTTCCTTAGGTGCGTCCAACTTGAAGTTGCGCATACCAACTGGGCGTAGAACTGACGCGCTGTCTGACGTGCGTGATGCGTCAGCAGCTAGACCCCATATACGACAGGCTTGCTTGAGGAGGGTGGCAGTGCCCTTCCAAGTAACCCCGTCGATGTTATCGGTAAGCGGCCAGTAGGCATGGATGCCATAGCCTGACGACACCAGCATGGGGAAAGGGAGACCCACGGAGGCGCAGAACTTACGGAGTTCCTGAACAGCGACCTTACGGGTGGCGTATGGCTCGTTGGGCTTCGACTCTTGCGTGTCGATGTCCAGCCAGAACGACTTAACCCAGAGGACTTTATCCTGTGTGCGGGAGCCTTTGCCATCAAACGATGCAAGGGCGAAGTAGGTATCCCTTTGGCGACCATCAATCCCAGCAGCAATCTCAGCCGCCCAGTCGATGGTATCGCCAAAGAAATTCTGGAACACCTTATTCTTAAGGGTTCCGACGCAGTACGTCCCTTGTGTTGGAAGGACGGTCTCTAAAAACTGTTTTGTATCCACGCTTGTACCACCACGCGTTGGGAGATCAGCTTACTGGGCTGGTCTGGTTAACATCTGTTTCCGCTAAATCCATGTACTTGTTCAGCACCTTCTGGACCTCGTTTCTGCGCTCACGACGATCAACGTCTGCGGAGATCGGAAGCTCACCAGCATCTACTGCTTTGGTGATCGCGTCAAGTAGCGATGACACCTTATCGGTTAGAAGTCGGTGCGGTTTGCTGTGCCCGTTATACCAGAGGCTCACGGTGATGCGGTTAAGACCCAAAGCCTTGGCGACATCATGCGGCAGCACGTTGGCCTTTTTTGCCAGCTCAAACATTTTGTACTCCTTGAAAAATGCCGTCTCTCCGAGCTGTCACGAGTCTTTCCCCGTCGTCAGGTGGTACCTCAGTCGTCCAGCATACCGAGAACATCGTCGATGGCACTATCTGCCTCACTGATGATCGCGTCCAGCGGCTTACGCGCTGAGACTGGTGCTTGGACTGGAGCTGGTTCTGCGACAGGTGCCGGAGCTTGAACAGGTGCTGAGATGTAGGCCGGTGCTGCACCCATGGCTGCCCACTCGTCATCTGCCGGAGGCGCGGCTGGTGCTGGTGCGACAACGATGTCAGCTTCAACGCCAGTGATGCGGTTAATGACATCCTTCTTGTCGTTCATAACCGACGCGATTTCCGCCAGCTCGTGCTGCTCCAGCCAGCGGAGTGGCGTGAACTTGAACTTCTGGTGGGCGACAGTGTGATCGAAGCCGATGCGCGTGATGACTGCGGCGTAAGGAGCCTTACGCTTGTTGAGCATGTCAGCGTAGGCCGTCAAATCCTTGAGCGAACCTGCTGGGATGCGAAGCAGCATGAGCGTGGACAGGTCGCCGTTGGGGGCGACTGCGATGCGGCGAAGGTCGGTGCAAGACTTACCCTTACCGCCCTGCTCAGTGATACGCGAACCCCATGCGTTGTGCGGGCAAGCCTGACATGACGGTGCCTGTGGCGACACGGCATCACGCGCTGGGCCAGCGCCATCGTTCGAGTAGCAGGTCGGCTTAGCCGACGAGCCTTCCTCATACCCGCCCTGATAATAAATCTTGGACAGGTTGGGGTTCGACTTGACGATAACAACTTCGATGGACGAGCGCGGCTCACCCTCAGCGTTGGTCAGCAATGTGCGGGTTTCGCCCTGCACGATGTGCCAGACCTTCCCCTTGTACGAGATGATGGGGTAGCTGCTGGCAGCAACACCATGAGAGAGATCGTTGTTGGTGTCAGCGCCACCAAACATGGCTGCGATGTGTGCTGGTACGCCAGCGCCTTCAAACTGTGTGATGTTGCTCATGATTAAGACCTCCGAATGTTAACGACAAGTTCTTCCCGCCAGTTGATTCCCGGCGGCAAATCTCCATGCTCCTCGACATACTGCTCGACAGCCTGCTTGCTGACGCGCTTTTCGAGCATATTCCACAGCTCGTTTTTCTGGATGTGGTCGAGGACGTAATCCCAGTCAGCCACCGTAGCAGATGTGCGCTTGGACTTATAGACTGTTCCTGTTGACCCCTTAGCGGAGTCCATGCCGATCTCGTTGAGCTTCTCAAGCAAGACGGCTTCGAGCTGGTCAAGGGCTGAATCAAGCCCAGCTACCTTCTTCTTGTATGCGGCAGACAGCTCCGTCTTCTTATCCCGAAGCTCGATATACTTTTCAATGATCTCCTGCATTTGCAGTCTCCGATTATGTTATGGTGTTAGGTGATATACGGTTAAGGGATGTTAGTGTCAACCCCGCAACGTCTCCAAAAGAAGCCCTTGCATGGACTGCTTTTTCTGGAGGCGGCTGTAGATGCGCCGCTCTACTTCGCTGGCGTCGATGTTCACAATGAGCTGATTGTGCTTCTGGCCGGGCCGAGTGATACGGGCGTTGGCTTGCTGGTAAATCTCGTTGGACGTGACGGGTGCGAACCAAATGATCGTGGACGCAGCGGTCAGCGTCAGCCCGTGGGACATGGCGGCGGGCTGGGCGACCAAGACCTTGAGGCTCTTACCGTTCTGGAACTGGTCAAAGATTTCGTCGCGGGCTGCCTTGGATGTCTCGCCACTGATGGTTGCTACTGTAAAGTGCTTACCCAGTTGCTCTGCCACGTCTCGCAGCACACCCTTAAACGGTACGAAGACGATCACCTTCGTCCCGGCCTCGTCCACGATGTCTTTCACCTCGTTGATGCGCTCGTTGTTGGGAAGCATCACGTCGTTGCCATCGGAGTCGTACACCACCCCGCAAGCGATCTGGATGAGCTTCTGCATCTTGACGGCTTCGTTGACGGCCCGCGCCTCTTGGCTGTTGAACTCCATCTTCAGCTTGGTCGCCATGTCGTTGTACGCCTTCACCTGCTCTGGCGTCATCTTGACGGAGCGATTCTGGAACAGGCAGGGCGGCAGGTCCACGCACTCATCGCGGGAGAAGCGGATGCTGGGCTGCATGGCGTTGGCTACGATCTCTGTCGCGCCTTCCCTGACAACCCACTTGAACTGGCCTAGCTGCTTCATCACGGCATCGCGGAACTTCCCAAAATAGGGCGGCACGTTCTGCGGGCAGATGAGGCGGCACTGTGCCCATGCGTCCGTGGGCAGGTTGGGTGTGGGCGTACCTGTGAGTCCCCATATGTAAGGACGATTTGTGCAGATGTTGCGCAGCGACTTCCAGCGGCTAGTCGATGCGTTACGGAACGCCGCGATTTCGTCCACGACGATCAGGTCGATGTCATCCCGCCCCTTGATGTCCTCCTCGATGACTTTGATGCCATCGTGGTTAACGAGGTAGATGTCATGGTCTTGGTCAAGTATCTTGCGACGGCGGGCAGCGGACCCGTAGAGGACGCCAACCGATATGTGAGGGAAGTGGCGGAACACTTCGTCAGCCCATGTGCGCTCCAACGTGGAGAGCGGGGAGATGACCAGCACCTTCCTGATCTGACCAAGGCTCTTGAGGTAGTCATACGCCCACAATGTGGCGAGGGTCTTGCCCGTCCCCATGTCATTGAGAACAAAGGCTTTTGGGTTGAACGTCAGGAACTCGGCGGTGTCGAGCTGAGCCTCGAACGGCTTATACTGGCCTGCCCATGTATAATAATGCCTGATGGGGGACGTGACGTTATAGCCAAGGGAGCGCAGCATACGCGCCTCTTCGAGCTTGTGGGGAATCGCCACCAGCTCGGTGCCCTTATACTCAAACTTCTTAGAGCTAGGGATGATTGTCGTGATGTAGTCGGGGTTGCGCAGGTTCAGCACAACACGTTTCGACTTAGTGTGGATTAACATTCTGCAAGTTCCTCTTAGTCTCTTCCACGTCACTTGCGACAAACGCTACCCCACCAGCGGCGGCAATTGCGTCCAGCGTTGCACGCTGGTTAGCTGTGACATTATTCTCCTTGCCCGGTGCTTTGCACTCTATGGCAAAAAACCTTCCGCCCATGACACCAACGATGTCAGGGATACCAACAACCCCCATGCCGTTCTGCACTGGCATGTAGAACCAACAGTCTGGCAGGGTCTTGAGATACTTCTTTATGGCCGCTTTGACGCGGCCCTCAGGCGTTGACATTACCGCACCCTACTCTCCGCAGTGATCGCAAAGAGATTTGCCGACAGGGCACCACTTGCGGCACAGGCCCGATGGGCGGGCGGGCCACTTGTTGGCTTCCATGGCATCGTCGAGGCGCTGCACCCTTGGGCTAAACTCCTGCCAGATAGCGGGGATGTCGTCGCGGGTGAATGTCTCGTGCGTTACCTCACCTGTCTTCAGCCAGACGAAAGCATTGATGACGGTTTTAACGTATGGCTTCTGGTGCATGGTCATGGCAGCGGTCAGCTTGAGCTGTGCCGACTCAGGCGTAGGCTTGCCTGTCTTCCAGTCGCCGATGAAAACCTTGTCGCCCTTGGTGATGGTGAAGTCGGTGATGCCTCGAACCCAAACATCCTTGGAGAACCAGCTCGTGGGAGCGAAGCTCTTGGTCAACGCCATCTTCTGCTCGGCCTCCAGCTTCGCACCCTCAGCGCGCTTGGCGACCTTGGCTGCGATAGGCTCGAACATCGCCATGCTTGCTGGCAACGGCTCACGCTTAACCAAGCGATACTCCAGCGCCTTGTGGACCTGATTGCCCCACATGGTCGCTTCAGTCTGAGGCTCTTTGACCTGCTTAGAAACCTTCGTGAGGTAGTAACGTTTCGGGCAAGTCTCAAACGCCGACAGCGATGAGTAAGACCATGCTACGGACTGGGCCATGAGTTAATCCTTGTAGTTGTGTTCGAGAATGAGGTGGCAGTAGTGGATGGCCTTCAAGATGTCTTCCTTGCCGTTTTTCCGGCGATGGCGTGACAAGTATTTGATGGCGTTCGCTTCCAACCATGGGATGTCGTTAGCGATAATATATTCTGAGGGTGTTATGCTCATGTCGCGGTAATGGTTGCCGCCGATCTGCACTTCCTGAGGCGCTGTCTTTAATTCAGGAAAAAGCTCAAGCTGAACTTCCATGGTGATCTCCTTGAAATGGTGTAAGGTTGTTAACGTTTAATGTCAACCAGAAGCGTTCAGCTTCTGCTTTACAGCAACTAGGTCGATGATGTCGTGAACATCCTTGAACTCTGCCGCGATGTAGGTCGTGATACTCTTACCTGTGGTGACTAGCACGAGGTAGCCGTTCTCCACGGACTTTACCTGAAACCGCAATTCACCTTCTGTGGGGTAGTATATGTCGCGCTGGTCTACCGCGTAAGGGTCGGGGTACAGCACCCTGCTGGAGGAAGTAGGGTAAGGTAATTTATGAATGGGCTGTGCCGGAGCCGCCCCAAGCATTCCACCAATGGAATTAGCTGCATTTCCTAAGATACTCATTTCAATCTCCTTCGATACATTGCCATGTACTCACGCATATACAACTTACGGTTAAGCTTCTGGCGGTTACGTCTTTCACTTTGGATGGCGTCACGCACGTTTCTACGGCGGGCGTTTACCTTCTGCCTTATGCGTCTCCACTCACTTTCAGGGATGACGAACTCCTCATAGCCTTCCATAAGGCTAGGCAAATCAGCGGGATGTTTCAGGTTCTTACGGTAGAACCTCGCCATCTTGGATGACACCGCCTTCCACTCGTACCCGCTTAACTCTGATAGCTTCTCAATTACCTCATGCTCAGTCATTAAAGGTGAGTGTGTCAATTCCGCCCCCGCAATAGATGTCAAACTTGCAGGCGATTCCAACGGCTTCCACCGCGTTCGCGCCCATCTCCATAGCACCATAGGCGAAGTCACGTCCTGAGCCATCTGCAAACATCTGCTCGTTGCGGGGCAAAAAGAACGGCCCGTCCTCAATACGTGCAAGCTTTCCATTACGGTTAATAACCCACATGCAGGTTCGCTCAGTGCGGTCCATGTATTCCTTAGGGAACGTCTCCGGCTCAGCGCCGCACTCGATCCAGTTTTTGATCGCCATCAAGGCTTGGTTCTGACCTACTCCTGCCATCAACACGTCCCCGTGCCTCCAGATTTTGGTCGTCAGACCACGCCCCAAATTCTCGTTGGTGGCTTGACTATCTGCGGCAAGGGTTTTGCCGTCCCATACGATTATACTCATTTAACTTCCTCTAGTGTGCCCCACGATTTGCCGAACTTGGCATCGACGGGGAATGATATAGGCATCTCAACACCCCACGCTTTTTTGTAGGGCAGATTGGACAGCAGGTGCCGCACGTCATGCAGCGCCTTCTTAACGTGAGCGTCAGGCACGATGATAAAGATACCGTCATGCAGCTCGAAATAGAACCGACCTCCGACCTTGGGCAGGTACTTCCGCAGCACCGCTAGGGCTAAATACTTCTGGTCAGCGCCGCTCCCTTGGATGGGGAAGTTGATACCTGTGGACTCGCACGACCATGTGTTGTCGATAAGCTCCCCGTCAGCCCCAAACTTCTTCCATGTCTCGATTGCCCCGACATGGATGCGCCGCCCTGCTACGGTGTCTGTCCACCCTCGGTCAGACATGACCTTAGCCTTCGACTTCCAGTAGACCGTGACGTAGGGATAAGTTGTTTTGTAGGTCGCGTGGATGGCGTAGGCCTCTTGGTCCGACAGCTTGAGGTTGTAACCCACACGCGCCACACGAACGAGCGTCTTGGCAGACGTGCGATATTGCAGCGACAGGTTGGCGACCTTGCCTAGCTGACGGGCATCCTTGGCCTTCGGCTCTTTGGCTTCGAGCTGCTTGCGTATCTGGTCGTACCCGATGTTCTGGACCTTGGCCCCCATGTAGGCATGAGCGTCTTCACCATCAGCGCACATGTGAAGCATAGTCGTATCACCAGACAGCACAGCCATCCAGCGGAACTCTTGACCTGAGAAGTCAAACTCAAGCAGGGTGTAGCCTTCGGGCGGCTCGATGAGCGCACGGAACTCAGGCGAACGCTTCCACTGGTGAAGCGGGATGCCTGTGGGCTTCTTGGCTTTGCCCTTGAGGATGGATGCTGAGTAGGTCATGCGACCTGTGTAAGTCCCAAAGATACGAGCAGATGGCCGCGAACGTCCGTCGCCATTATACTCCACGGAGTTGATCGCTCCGGTGGCAAACTTGGTGCAGTTGTTCTTGGCCTCCCGATAAGCGTTAAGAAGTTCTGCCCTTGGGTCGGTCAAGGCAAGCGTGGACAGCGCGTCTCGGTCAGTGGACGGAGCGCCAGTGTCAGTGAGCTTGGGAACCTTTAGTCCCCAATCTTCGTACAGCAGCTTGGCAAGTTTCTTGGGGGAGGCGATGACATCAGGGGTGACATCAGTGTCACATGACAGCTTGAGCTTAACAAACGCCAGCGAAGCATCGTCGGTCAGCTTCTCCTCCAGCGCCTTGGCAGCCTCGACGTTGATGCACACGCCCTCGACGTAGGACTCCGCCACCATGGGGATGCAAGCCGCCTCGATGATGGCGTTGCGGCGCATGGTCTCGTTCATCTTGCTCAGGAAAAACTTTGTCAGGCGCAGCGTGAACAGCGCGTCCTTCTTGTTGTAGTCGAACAGCAGCGCACGCTCGACAGGGTTGTCGGTGTCGAAGTTGATGTCCGCTTCGTAGCCAGCTTCCTCCGGCATAAACAGGCGCACGGCAGCCTTGAGGCTGTAGCTCCGCACGGCAACGGCAGCCCACTCAGGCGAGTTGGTGAGGTGTTTCCATAATAACATCCCGTCCAGCCAGTTGACCTTATAGACTTCCTCACGCAGCCCAAGGGCAATGAGCCACGCCGCGTCAAACGCTGAGTTCCACGCTACGACTGTGATGTTTTCCCTAGCGCAGCGGTCAAGCCACTGCTTGAGGTGGGCAACGGTAGCTACCCTACGGGCCAGCGGGTCAGGCTCGTTGAACATCTTACCAGTAACACCATCGTCGTTAGCCATGGCGCACATGGTCAGCCACGCCTTGTCGGTCAAAGCGCGGAACGGCTGCAACCCGTAGCCCTCTTCAAGGCCACGGGTCTCAACGTCGAAGGACTCCAGACGCATTAAATGTCCGACTCTACGAGGGTGTCATGTCCGCAGCTATACAGCAGATCACCCAGCCAGCTTGAGCGGCAGGTGGTGCATGTCTTGCGAAACGGTGGGCGCTTCGGCAACGGCTTGACCTGTCCAGCAGCGGTCTTCGCTTTCTTCTTGCCCTTGCTCACAGTGATGCCCCTTTTTGCACGGTCATGGTTTCATCGGCGTCACGCAAACGCTGAACAGTTATATCTACAACGCTGTCCCAGTGCGGGCCTTGCTCGATGACTTGGCCCAGATCGGAGAACTCCTCGAAGCCGATCAGGATGCCACGGATGCCATCGTCGAAGCGGTAGTTGATGTTGGCAATCCAGCGGGGAGGCTTCTCCTCGGTTGGCGCTGGCATGTTTTCAGGTTGTGATGGTGTGTTGTCGTTCATTTCAATTTCTCCAGTTCGCGGATGGCCAGTTGGAGGGCCTGTATCTCGACGCCCATGTCGTGGATGCCGTGGGCGTCTGCGTTGTTGAGGAAAACCTCTGCCATTTTCCAGCAGTAGTGCTGATGCTCACGCAGCTTGGCGATGTGTTCTTCGATCATTAGATGTTTTCCCCTGCCATGTCCTCGTAGGCACATTGGACTTCATACTCCAATTCCTTCACGCGCTCTTTCAGTTGCGCGATTTCTGCCGCTTGGGCTTCGATGCGGTCGATGCAGTCAGGACACTCCCCTCTATTGCTCATTTCCCAAACCCCTCTTCATAAAGATGGATGGCGCGGACGGCTGCCTCAACGCATGAATAGGTGTCACGATCACCGTTGTGGTATTGATACGCCTTGCTTGCATCACGCTGCGCGCAAGCCTCCCGCGCACACAGCAGCTTGCGATCAACGGGCGGCTGTTCGTGCTTGGCGATCATGTCGCACAGGGCGCGGTAGAGGTCGTCGTGGTCGCCTTCCACGTAATAGTCTTGCAATTCCCTGACGCTGTGATCCTTCCAGTGGTAGCCGCCGCGATCCGCAGCTTCAATCAGCACCCAATCTTTTGGTGTATCAGTCATTTGCATCTCCATTCGTGAGGATCAGGTATACGGTCGTAACCAGCAGCGCGATCATGCTGAAGAACAGTGGCAGGTCTGGGCCGCTCATTTTGAGTCTCCTACGATATACACAGGCTTGCAGCTCGACACGATCACATGGTCGCCAGCTTTCTTGGCGGTGCGCTGAATGATTACAGGGTTCAGACCCTTGCCTCTGAGATAATCTCGATAGTCTCCGTATTTTTTCATACCTTTGGTTCCTTCCATCCTTGTTTCTTTGCCAGCTCGATCAACTCATCGAGCCACAATATGCCTACCCCGCTAACGGAGTATTGTTGCCGCCCACCATTGGGCAAACCTTGTCGAAACCCCCACGTCTCCGGCGTAATGTCGCTGTAACGTATGTTCGCCTTAAAGACGTTTGAATGTGTTCTGCGTAAGAACTGTGCTGCTGCCTCGGCGTAACCTGTCAAATGCGACAAGTCCTCGCGCTCCTGTAAACCTGAGCGAACGACCTTAGGCGTCATCTCTCTCACGGTTTTTTCTGTAGACGGCTTGTTGACATGCTTCATGGGCTGAACCCCTGTCGCCGCCATCAGTCGGTAGATACGCTCCCTACCACAATTGTAGTGCCTCATCAGGTCGGCCTGTGTCATAACGGGCGCGACTTCGTTCCAGTCGGGAGGGATAGTGATTGGCTTAAGTTTTGACATCTTAGGTCGAACGTCAATGCGGGAAAGCCAACGATACACGATCTCAGGTTTAACACTGTAATGCTGGGCAACGCTGGCTACTGTGCCAAGGGTCTCATATACCTCCCGCAGTTTAGGGGGAACTTCAAGTCTCGGACCCTGAGGACCTGAACCACGTAACTTAACGCCTGCCTTGCGGAGGGCTTTATCAATCGCGGCGTATGTAACGCCCATATGTTCTGCGACCCGTGCCAAAGACATGCCTGCTTCATAGCGGCTTGCGGCTTCGTTGATCGCTTCCTCAGTCCATTCCACATTGATCTCCTTAAAGGTGTCGGGGTTTAACGTCACTGCAATGGGTGCAGCTCCCCGACTGACGGTCTGATCTCCAAGGAAAGGAAACTCATCATCAGACTGCCGGTGATATGTCCGCCTCTCAAACCGGCTTGGCGGGGTGGCAAGGCAATGAACAACCTTGCCACCTGCAAACATCTTAAAGTGTTATGTCCTATGCAGTAGCCAGTTTATTCCTGACCAGAGAAACGTTGAGGTTGTCAAGCGATATGTCTTCGAGGGCTGACAAATCCTTGGTAGATTTGTTGCGCTCGATCTTCTTCGCCAGCTTATCCTTGAGGTCGTTGGTCAGCAGGCTCTCCAGTGGGGGCCAGTACTCGACGGCCCTGTTGAGCGTGGGGAACGCAGCCAGCACCTTCTTCACAGCCTCGTGCATCTGCGTCTGCTCGGCAGCCAGTGCTTCTTTCGCGGTGTGTGCGTCACGCACGTTATCGAGAACATCTTTAATGAACTGGTTGCTGCTTACGTCGAGGTTCAAGTTTACGCCTGACCATTCTGAGAACGGGTTAGGCACAGGGATTTGGCGGGCGAAGTCGTTAAGGTCAACGAAGCCATTCAGATCGACACCGTTGAGGCGGCGAACACGGCAGCGGCGGGTTGTGATGAACGACTCGACGGGCACGGCGTCGAACTTGGCGCGGGTTGACCCATTGTCCTCCAGCCACAGGTTGATGACGCTTTGCAGAAAGAACTCCGCGTCAGATGAATTGAGGATGGCGCGCTGCATGATGAGATTACGGCGGGTTTGGAACTGTGAGACGATGACACCTGAGATGTCGTTGCGAACTGTTTCTGTGATCTTCACTGTAGCCATGATATTTCTCCTTCGTATTAACTTGAGTTAATTGATCTTGATGACTTCGCCCCACGGGGCTTGGTCGGAATAGTCGCTCACCCACAGCACGGGGTAGTGCGGCTGGTCGCCGAAGTCGTTGCAGCACAGGTCGGTAAGAACCACGCAACCTGCGGGGTCGATGCCTTGTGCGCTGACGAACTCGAAGATCGGTGAGAACGCTGTGCCACCGCCACCGTGCGGCTCAATGTGGATGTCATCGTCTGGCGTGAACTCATCGTGATGCACGACCTCGGAGTCGAAATACACGACATGCAGCTTGGCTGGCCTACCTTCTGAGAAGATAGACACAAGCTCTGCTGCGAACTTGTTGAGAGTAGGACCGTCGATGGAGCCGGAGCAGTCGATGGCAACCACGAACTCGCCGATGCGTTCACCGTTGAGCGATGGCAGGTAGAGGTTAGACGCAAGGAACCTACGCTTGGGGCGGGCATAGCTGTAGTCAACCTTGGCCTTGGAATTGACGAAGCGGCGAAGCACGTCAGTCCACGGCACCTGCGGCGACAACACCTGATCGACAAGGCGGGCAAGGCCAGCGGACAACTTGCCCTGCATCTTGGCAGCCTGAGCAGCCTGAGCAATCTGCACCTTCATCTTGGCCTCGTCAGCAGAACGCTCGGCCTCGTCACCCTCGGCGTCCTCGCACAGGTCGATGCCTGTGCCATCATAACCGTCACCGCCGTCACCGCCGTCATCGTCAGGCAGCAGGTCATAGACGCCATCGGTGGTGCCGTTACCTGCGGCGATGAGTGCCGCGTTGTGTAAGCCACCGGCTGGCATGGTGCCGACCTTATCGTTGATGAGCAGGTCGTTGATGATGTGATCGCCAGCGATGTTCCACTTGCGTGGGTTGCGCTGACCACGGCGGAACATGTGGCCGAACATGCAGTGGCCGACCTCGTGGCACAGCACGAACAACAACTCGTCATCGGTCATGCCGTCAACGAACTCGCGGTTGAACAGGATGCGCTTGCCGTTGGTCGCCATGGTGGGGATGTTGTTGTCCTCAGTCATTGGCATGTTACAGATAAGCGATGCGAAGAAGGGATGGTAAAGCACCAGCTTGGACTTGGCTTTGCTGATGCGTTCGATGGTGTCTAGCATGTTGGTCTCCTTGATTGTGTATATACCTTAACAGTAAGGTGTTAATAAGTCAAGGCGGCGCTCATGAGTAACGTATGATGAACGCCGCCTTTGCTGCATCTGCGGTATCGAACGGCCCTGCTATCTTGGGGGGATAGTTGTCGTATTGGCTAACAGTGCGGTCCACGATGAACCACTCGCGCTTCGTGAGCAAATCCCTCTCGATCAATATCGTTGGAGGCCATCCCTGCTGATCTTCAGGGAGCGGCAACCATTGCTGGGTGCCGTCCTTGAACTCACGATAGTGCCAGTCAGTTGCCATACATGGCACCCATCTTGGACATGATGTCGGCCAGCTTGTCAGACACCTGAGACCGCACAACCTCATCCTTGCGAAGCGCCTCAGTGTCTACACCTGCGATGGCACCCTCAAGCGACTGACGCATGGTCTCAAGCGTAGGGTCATCGGAGATGTTGAGCGATGGCATGATCGAACACAGCTCACGGGCGTTGTCGAGCAGGGTGTCATGCACACGGCCCTTGTCTGATGTTAAGGTGTTATGTGCAGCGGAGACCAGCTTATGTAGTCGCTCCCACACAACCTTGGTCGCCTCACGTTCACGCTCGGCATACTTGGCAGCCAGTTGGTGCGCCATGCCGTCAGCGATGTCAGCCAGTGGAGACAGCCGACCCCACTCACTTGGTGCGGGCACGGGGTAGAAGCCCACGTCCAGCTTGAACTTGGAAGCGATGGCTTCCGGCGATGGGTAGTCGTCGTCGCGATACAGCCCACCCAGCAGATACTTGGCGTCCTCACGCAGCTCCTCATACTCTCCAAGGAACTTGTTAACCGCAGTGTCGAACTCGATCTTGCGTTCTGCCATACGGCTGGCGAAGGCGAGGTAGCCCTCGGCCTTGATGATACCCATGTCGTTCATCCACGGCACGGTGGTGCGGTAGAACTCGTTGCGGATGGAGCCGACCACGGAGTGAACCTGCTTGAGGCTGTGCGCCATGGGCAGCAGGTCTTTGTTGGCACGGACAGAACCGTCGATGGCGCTGTTGCGGCGGCTGACCTCGGCAGACTCGTGCTTGTCGAGCTTGCGGGCAGTCCACTGTGAGATGTTTACGCTAACGAGCAGCGCACGTTCGGAGATGTTTGTCATGTGTAATACCTTCCTTTGAATTAACTAGAGTTAATAGGTGCTGCCGTTACAGCAGCACCTTGACGCCTTCCTTGGTCGCCCAGTCGATGAATGCATTGGTGTTCTGCACCTCAGGGTTTTTGCGCTTGGCATCGAGGATGGTCATGACGCAGAACTCGGCAGGCATACGCCGCATGTAGGTCAGGATTGGCTCGAAGTTGTCAGGCGTAGCACGGTGAGCCAGTGCGCCAGCGATGGCGTAGCGGACAGACGGCTCGTCTGGAACCTCGGAACCTGTCGGGTCCATGATGACGGCATCAGGGTTAGGCAGCTTGCGGTAGATGCCAAGGAACCCTGAGAACTCAGCGGCAGCACCCTCGCCGACGATACCTTTGAAGGTCTCGAACTCACGGGCAGGTGACACCACGCCAAGGTAGTCGGACACGTCCTTCCAGCCACGCGGGGTTGGGTTCTGATTACGCGCACCCTCGTGGTCGTGCAGCATGTTGGGCTTGAACCGCACGAACTGGATGACGGCGGGGTCAACGTCATTGTCGAGCGCCCAGACAGAGAAGTCGTCAAGCGAAGTCTCATACTCGATCTCGGTGACGCGGCCATACAGGTGGGACAGGACACGGCCAGCACCGGCACGATCTTTCTCGCGGTTGCCAGTGGCGACGAACGACCAGCCAGCCTTGATCTTGCGGCCATACACCTCGCGTTCGAGCAGCAGGTTGGCAAGCGTCTTCTGCACAGCGTGGTCGCCTTGCGGTAACTCGTCAAGAATAACGATGCCATCGTCGGGGCAGTCGCTACCCTCCAGCGGGAGGCGCTGCGTCAGCGCGAACTCCAGCCAGTCGCCGTCAACCTTGGGGACGCCCAAGTCTTCAGGGTTCATGGTGGGCACATGGATGAGGGTGAACGGCAAGCCCATCTCGCGGGCAGCCTGCTTGACAACGGATGTCTTGCCGCCGCCGGGTGCGCCAGTGATGTATGTGGTCTTGCGAAGTGCGTGAGCATCCTTGAGTTGCTCGATGATAAGTGTCGGACGCATAGTTGGTCTCCTTCGTATTAACTTGAGTTAAGAGGTTGATTGCTGAACGAGGTGTCGCTCAGTGTTAATAAGTTAACAGTAGTTTAGGGATAAGTCAAGCCTCGGCCACGATCTTACGGACTTGGCCGACGGCACCGTTTGCCACCAATTCGATCAAGGCACGGCAGCCGACGGACAGGACTTCCTTCTCGCGAGGTTTGGTGTGGCTCATGTGCCGCGATGTCGAGAGGCTATAATTCTCATCGTTGCTATACCAGCTATCGGTCTGATCGGAGTAGACCAGTATCGGCCAGTTATAGCTATACGAGAACACGCAATAGCATCGCTCGGCTGCTGCGTTGTCGGGGTGGTATGGTCCATACTCACGCCACTCGCCCCAGAGGGTTTTGTTGTTGTTGATGAACTCCACGCCCTGCTCGACGTGGTTGCGGGCCTCGCGGTTTGTTAT